TTCCATAACCAAGAAACACAACTATATGACCAAGAAAAATGTTCATGACCAAGGCATTATAAACGCTGGTTTGTGCCGTAATTGTGCGAGTATGGCTATGTCTGGAACGTGTCTTTGGGGGCTTCTATCTTCGCCGGATGATCTCTTGTGCTCGCCACACTAAGTCGGCGGGCGTGGTGTGGAACGCTCGTGCTAGTTGCGTGATCTGGTTGATCTTGATGTCGCGTTCTGCGGAGAGGATACGCATGAGAGTGCTTACGGGTATCCCGGATGTTTCGGATAGTTCGCGCACCGTCATGCCTGCAATGGCTCTTTCGGCGGAGACGGCTTTCGCGATAGCTTGGTTCATGTCCATGCGTTTAGAACGCGCGGGCGGTGGGAGAGCGTGGGGATAAATGTGTCCCCGCCCCGGACGGTGCCGAGACGGGGACAGTGGGAGAGATGGTTAGCGTCCTGCCTTCTGGATGTCAGCGACCTGCTTGACGGTCATGCCGAGGAGTAGGGCGATTGTTTCTTGCGCGTAGCCTTCCTTCGTGTACACCTGGACGCTACTAACTAGATCGCCTTCATCGAACTCGGGGACGAACACGGGGGCGGCTACGATCACCGAGTACGTGAAATAGAACCAGCCTTTCTTCGGGCCTCCCTCACGAAAGACTTCTTCCTTCCCACCGGGAATCAGAGTGAACTCGTCGGCTTGCGGGTCGTAAGCGACTAGCCTCGCCATGAGGCGCTTGCGTTCCTCAGTGTTCTTAGCGGAATCAACTCTGTGCAACGTGTCTTTAAGGAGCCTCGTGAGACCGCTGATGCGCTTCTGCCCGTATGGGGCGGTTTTCTCCATCAGGTGCCTATAGAGACTGGTTTCGACGGTGCGCAGAATCTTGCTCTCGAAAACGTGGTCAAGGTCGTTGTAGTACAGGCCCTTATACATTTCCTTTGACGGCGGGTACTTGACGAGCGAAATGACCGTCGCACACAGTCCCTCCAACAGGGACGATTTAATGCCGTCGTAAGAGTCAGCGGGGATAGAAGTGCGCCACACTTGCTTCCCGTCTTGCATGAGACGGTACACCCACGTCTCGAACCCGAACCTAGCGTCAAACGTCGCCGTGTATGTCAGGCCAGTGAACTGCCTGTCAATGTTCACGCTTGGCCCCATTGCTCGTAGGGAGTAAATGGAACCGGAAACTAGGAGAGGGGTTTCTTCTCTCATTGAGTATGTGAGCTTACCGGGGCCGTCTGTGGAAGCGAAAGTGAAAGCATCATCAGGCTCACTATCCTTAGCGGGTTTTTCTTCCGCGTCCTCGTGGGCTGACACGATCTTGCGGTCAGGCATTCCAGACACGATTTCCAGCTCGCGTTCTTCGCCGCCCGCCTCCATCTCATCGAGACTGTAGGTCACCTCAAAACACGTTGTGAAGCAATCGTTCTTAAAGTCGTAAGCCCGTAAGCATGAAGCGTGCTCAGCGTATTTCTTAGGGACAGTTGGCACGAACCACGTGAACAGGTTCGTGTCCAAATCCCACAGGAGCGAAATACCGTCCTCCGCATACGGGTGGGTCTTGACGAACTTTTCTGCCGCCTTCCGAGAGTCAAACACTCGACTAGGTGTCCATTCTTCCTCCCCGGCGGGAGTGAACTGCGGGCGCTCAGCCCACAAGTAATAGTCCTCACCGGACTGGCAAACGAACCGCTCGGGAACACCTTCGGGAACGATATCGTCGCCGGGGCCGTCAATCGCGATCTCGCTAATGTGCGCGGCTTCACGAATGATGGTCTCTAAGGTCTTTAAGACCTCGCTGATATCCCAACCGGCCTCAGTGTCATTGAGAATACGGTGAAGATTAGCTTCTAGGTTGAGTGCCCACTGGACGTGAGTGTGCTCAACGCGCCACTTCTTGCCTTCTTGTTTGATCGTCGCGTAAATACCTGCTTGCGCCATGACGAGACTGCCTTCTTACCTGTCCGCTGCTGCGCGTTGTACGGCTGCGACTTGCTTAACGGGGACACCCAGAAGTAGTGCGATGGTGGGCTGACTGTAGCCTTCCTTCGTGTAAAGCAGGGCTTCCATCTTCGGTTCTTGCCCGTGTTCACGCACAGGGATAGCGAGCACATCACGATACGAGCAGACAGCGACCGCGCTTTGCATACGCGCCACAAGGTTGCGAGAGCCACTGAGAAGCATGTCGATCTTCCCGTCTCGCATGACAGCGAAACAACGGGATGCGTGACGTTCCCGGTCCTCTTGAGTTTCCGCTGTTTCAACATCCCGGTAGGTCGCGGCCAGCAGGTTCACGAACTTCGCCACGGGCGGCATGTCTGCTGCGTCGGGGTTTCGCCGGTTCAGCATGTCAATGAAGTCCATGACCTTACGGTGCCCGTAGGGGAAGTCGATCTTCTCGTTAAAGACTGCGTGCGGGTCGTTGTAGTACAGGCCCTTAGTCATCTTCTCGGTCATGTCGTCGGGGTCGTAGGTGGCGACCGCCGTGTAGAGACCTTCGAGGAACATGTCGCCGTCTTGCCCGTCGATCTTCGGGGTGTGGCTCCACCGCCATACTTGCTTACCGTCCTTGATGAGCTTGTACACCCACGTGTCGAACCCGAAACGAGTGTCAAGCGTTGCCGTGTAGGTCAGTCCTTGGAAATCGCGCGTGACGCGGGGCGTTGAAATAGAGTAGATGCTTCCAGTTACCGTGGTGGCCGGGCCGTCATCGTGGCGCTGCATGGTGTAGTTAATTGTTTCGCCCGGGAGGTGTGCGGGCGTGTAGGTCTCCCCCTTCCCGTTGCTTGTAGGCTCGCTGGGTGTCTCGCTTGGGGTGGGGGAGCCAAAGAGAGGGATAACGTTTTTACTGCCACACTCGCCGTAAAACTCAACGTCCTCGATCTCCGGGGCCTTCATTTGCTCAAAGCTGTATGTCACACGGCAACAGAACTCATACCGTCCGAGCGCAAAGTCATATGCCTTAATACTGTAGCGATCACCATCGGTGAACCATGTGAACATGTTCGTATCCAAGTCCCACAGGAGCGAAACAGCATCCTGAGCTTGATCGTGGGTGAACACGAACTTTTCTGCTTGCGTGCGGGTCTTAAAAACTTCGGAGACACTGAAGCGTTCTTTTGGAGAGAGATCCGTTAAGAGGAGATTCCCGCGAATGTAGAACAAGCTACCGTTCCCCTCATTGGTGTAAACCCGGTATTCTTCGCGAGTTTCCTTCAGCACACTGTCGTAGTAGTCATAGTCCGCATCTGTGTACCCGACGCTGCCGATATGTTCACAGTCGCGGATAGCGTTCTTGAGGACGTTGAGGCACTTGTCCGCCTGCGTCCGTTCAGGGTCTTGGAGCAGATAGTTCAATACGTGGTGAAGATGCAGCGCCCATTGCACGGTGACGTGTTCTAGGACGTATTCTCCGGTTTCAGGGTTCTTCTGGATTGTTGCGTAAACGCCGCGTTGTCCCATGACGGGGCCTCCAATTCTTTTGGGTGGAGCGATTGTCTTATCGCTGTGAAATGTTTCCTCTCACCGCGTGAGCGTGGTTAAAAAAAGTCCGGTCCCACGCGCTGTGCTCAACAGGCGCGCGGGACCGGGGTGTGAAGTATTCGGATTTTCCGAACGGTTGGGCCTGCGCTCGACAGGCGCGCGAAACCAGGCTTAAGACGAGCGAGAATCCTACTTACAAGCCGCGCTGGGACGCTGATACTTCCTTAACGCTCATAGCCAGAATCAACGCGATACGTTCCTGCGTATAGCCTTCTTTCGTGTAGGCCAAGACGCTTTCCCGGAATGGCCGATCTTGGGCTTGCGGGTGAACCAGCGGAGAGCCTGCGAGGTCTTTGTAAGCGATGACGTGCGTGTGGGCACTAGCGGCTTGCTTGAGTTTCTTCTTTGCTGCTACTGCGCCGATAGCCTGCGTGAACACGCCGTTTTGCCGGTCAACAATGAAGTACGTGGTTCTAAGGCGTGTTTTTTCCTGCCGGGTTTCCGCTTTTTCAATGGCCTTGAATGTCGCTGCGGCGCTGAGAACTAAGCGTTCAGCTAGATTCTGCTCACCGGCGGACAGTCCTTCACTGCGTGGAGCACTCACATCTCGCACACTCTTGTAAGTGTCGTATGCGCCGAGGAGAAGATGCTTAGCTTTGTCTTGGAACAGCGTCCAGTCATCGTTGTAACGTAGGCCGTCTTTCACGCCGATCATCAACTCATCGTGGTTGTCGGCAATGAACCTCGCGGTGGCGCACAGTGACTCGAACACGGCTTCCCTCATGTTCCTGTAGGCAGAGGGATTAGTGCTTGTTCTAAACACGGGTTTTTCGTCGCGGTAGAACGTGACAACCAAAGTGTCGTAACCGAACCGCTTGTCGAGAACGACCTTGAACGAGGTGGGTTCCCACTGTTCATGTTCCTTACCGTGAACAAGGATTTTCTCAATAGTCCCGGTGAGACTGGTTTCCGTGTTTTCTTTGCCTTTCCGGTATTCGATAACCACTGGCAGGAGCTTGCTCTCATACTCCTCTGGGGGGCGCTGCTCTAAGGGCGTGCGATAAAGCGGAATTTCAGGAAGTCGGTGGCGCGATTCGCCGTTGATAGCGTTGACCACGGCCCGACGGTCACACATCTGCTCGAACGAGTAAGTCACGGCAGAACAACTCTCAACCTTCTCTAGGCCGAAATTGAACGCGACGAAACTGTAGCGTTTCCCCGGAGCGGTGAACCACGTGAACGTGTTCGCGTCTAAGTCCCATAGGAGGTTCTTGCTCATTAAAACGGGAGAGTAGTGGTTGTAGATAGCGTCGAGAGCTTCCTGTCGGGAATCAAACACTCGCTCATCAAAGTCACGCTCAAACGCGGGTACGTCGCTAGAGAGCCGCATGTTTGCGACTAAAAGTTTTTGCGTCTTATCTTCCGTGAATAAAGCAGCCCAATCGTCGTGAGCTTCAGCTTCTTCTGCCGAGCACTCTGTGATTGCGTGGATGCTTTCACAGTCCTTGATGACTTTCAGTAAGACATCGAGGACTTTATATGGGTCCCACCCCTGTTGGGGGAGAGACATCATGTGGTGGATTGAGTCATGGCTGATGCTCGTGTTTCCCACTTCAACGAGACGGACAAGTGTTTTCCCGTCTTTGCGTTGGTTAATGGTCGCGTAAATACCTTCCGACATGCTGCTTCTTTCCTTTCCGGTAAGCGAAACAGGTTGCGTTCTTATTTAGAGAACCACCTAGACGGGCAACAAACTCCGGTTAAAACAGGGGAGTACCCGTGCCGCACGTGAATGCGACACAGGCACTCGCACTGTGTGTTTCCGGTTTTAGTTTTTCACAGGGTTCTTGTTGGGCATTACTTCAGCTCAAGGAGCCGCCATCCAGACGAGTTAACCGTTAGGCCGCCGAGGATATCCCTAATGTCCAACGGGTCATGCAAAGCACGTTTGATAGTCATATTCGTGCCGCCGTCAAAAGAGCGCCCCTTGCAGTCGTCGAAAATCTCGAATGTCACTCGTACCCGGCGGAAGATGCTTGTTGGTTGAGGTTCTAGCTGAACAATGCTCACTCGGTACTTAATCGGGGGAGCACTGGGCTTTGTTGGGTCGGGGAGGGAGAGTATGCCGCCCGTGTGGATATCGCCGCGCGGTCTTTGCCACTCCATCACGGCAGTTCCGGCCCGCGTATCCGCGACCTCACGGTTAGAAAACATCATGGTCACTTCCTAGAGCATTCTTTCGCGTGAGAGTACAAGGTGTTCATGTCTTGCAGTGATACGCCTTGGACGCTGCTAGTGTCTTGGATTTGCCGGAGAACGTGGTCACTGATTTCCCCTTGGCTTTTCTCGACCATGCACTGTGAGACGCTGGCGCTGTAGCCGCCGAACTCTAAGACACCGCCCGGCACGTATTCTTTAGCCCACGGGTTCCATTGGACGAAAAGGTAAACGAGGGCCGCGAGGACGGCAAGGTAAATGAGAGTCTTGACTAGGCCAATAGTCTTGAAGATGAGCTTAACCAAAACACGGGTCCTTTCTGAAGAAAGCATCTCTACCAACCGGGGTTGGCTGGTAGAGAGGCCGGTCATGTTCTTTCCTCCACGCTTGAACGCTTAAAGCTATGCGCTTGTCGTGCTTATTCCCACGGCCACTTTTGGGTGATGCCGCGTTCAAGGAGAGGAATCATGTTGAAAGCGTTATCGGTGAGGCCACCGAACGTCCATCGCAAGGGCCGTGAGGTTCCCTGCGCTACGGCGTATCCGTCGAGGTTCCACGTGAACACGGGAGTGTTCCCAGCGAAACTATCGAGAGCGTCATCGACTGAGCGCCCCCAAGAGTTCATTGAGGTCTGTTCGTCAGTCAAAATGATGACGCGATCATACGTTCCACCGTTCGCGTATGCGTACTCGATAGCGCGGTCAGTGTAAGTTCCGCCGTAAGAACTGGGCATGGCTTCCGTCGCGCGCAAAAGGTCGCGAGTATCTACTCGAATATCCTTTGCGTTTTCTGCGAAAGCGACGACGCGAACGTTTTCGCCTCGGATAGCGAGCGCAGCCGCAAACACGTTAGCAGCGTCCTGACGAGTCAAACTAGAGCGCTCAGACAAGGCAGCGTGCATTGAACCGGACGTATCAAGGAGAACGAGAGTACGGCCCTTGAGTGCGGGAACCGCCGACAAAGAGGCGTTAGCTGCCCGCTGCAAAGCAGGAGCGAACTCTAACGGCGTGTTCTTGTAGGCAGAGTAGAACGCGACGGGGAGAGTACGCGAGGCGCGTGCTTCTTCACGGTCTCCAATACGCTTTGACACAGCGTCTAGCAAACTGTCGGAAACGTCCTCTGTTCCTGCGATACGACGCAAGCTCATGCGCAGCGCCGTGTAGCCCATAAAAGGAACAAGAGACTCCCACACGCTCGCGGGAACCTTACGCAAAGCACTAGAAACAACTTCAATACTCAAAGCTGCTTCCTTAATGACCTTCTCGCTATCGGGGCCAGTTAGGGCCTCGATCTGCTTCTCAACAGGTAGAGACAGGAACGCTCGACGCGCACGAATAGTCTCCAATCCCTCAGCAGAGTTAGCTTTTCCGTATGACTCATCGAGGACGAGGCGAACAAGGCGAGACTGTGCCTCATTACGGGGGGAGAGGTGTACGAGGTTGATAACGTCACGCAGCTTGACGGTGCCTGAGTTCATGCGCCCGTTCCACTTCAAGTACGAGCGCTCATTCAAGAGCGCCTTGAGAGCGTCGGACACGCCTCGACGCACACACGAGGGGACGTTTCGACCATAGTTGCTCAGCCACCCGGCAAGAAAATCGCCGGTTTCGTCCAAACGGCCAATGGAAGCCCTAACGATCTCGCGATTGTAGCCAGAAAGCCCAGCTTCAAGACGAGCCTTAACGACACTCATTGCGACGATCATGGGGACAGAACGCAGGCCAACATCTTTACGGAGCCAACCCACAAGCCCGAGAACCCATTCAGGAGAGTTCAATACTTCTTCTTCGCGTGCGAGGCGCTGAATACGCTCAGTGCGTTCGTTAGCGGTTTCGTAGAACGTGTCCTCATTCAGTGAGGTGACGGCAGCGAGAAACAGTTCGCTCTTAGGGGTGCGGGTATAACCCAAGGCACCTTCATGAGTGAGAGCAACGCGGTCTGTGGTAGCGACCGGCGTGGTTGCAGTGTTTTTAGGGCGAGCGGTTCGCGTATTCATGCGCGACATAATTGCCTCCATTATTGGCGTGTTTATTTAGAAAAAAGAGGTGGCGTTAGAGGAAAGACGAACTAGGTGAAAAAACATATCCATCATGTAGTAACCCAGTTCAGCGCTTCTAACGCCACCAGCGGAGCGAGTGGGAGTCGAACCCACGGAACGAGTTGTTTCCCGTTCACTTCATTAGCAGTGAAGCCCTTTCGGCCACTCAGGCACCGCTCCTTTGGGGTGCCCCCTCCCCAAGGAAAGCAGAGTCAGTATTGACAGCAGGGAGGGGGCGTATTGAGTTATGTTGTTGTGAACTGCGCACACCTGAATGATGTGTACCTAAATTATAGGAGTATGGCAGTTCGTTAAGCAAGCTACTTTGGTGTGAACTAGGCCACTAGCGAGCGTCGTTCAGGCCACGAGCAACCGCACCCATCGCACGCTTACCCCCACCACCAAGCAACTGGCCCACACCAAACAACGCGCTCGCGGTGAACCCAAACGCGCTACGCCACGTCTTACCGAGGAACCCGATATCGTTGCGCTTCCACGTGTCTGTCGTCCACTCCCACGTTCGCTTACGACCGCGAGACAGGTAGCGGGTGGCGGCATACATGGCTGCTTGAGTGTCGTCATAGCGGCGCATACCAGTCGGAATACCGTGTTCTTCGCTCCATGTGGAGCGGTCGAACTCTTCCCCGGCAATCGTGATGTGTTGGAGAGTGGGGAAAGCGGCGAACATTTGCCCGATGCTCTTACGGCCCTCGAACCCGAGGTCAGGGCACACATACGACATGTAGAACTGCCATGAGTCGAACGACATTCGGCGTAGGTTGTGCATCTCGCGAATCATCCGCCAGTTCGCGATAGGAGCGATATTGCTTGACCGTACTGCTTCACGCAGGTACTCGGGGATAGCCTCAATATCCCATTCCTCAGCGACCTTAGTCTGGTAGGCGACACCGTTGAGGATAACGAGGCCACCGGCCACGCCCAGACGCTTCACTCGGCCCCAGTCGCCAACCCACTGGCGCATATCCTGATAGATCGCGTCCTGAACACCATCAGGGGTGAGTTCTTGCGCGTGGATAGTGCGAGGCGTGCCCTTGTTGAACGAGAACCCGCCGTACTGGTTCGGTGTGACAGGGCTGGTGGAGTAGTCCCATCCGGGAGCAGGTGCCGTCACGTCGTTCATGCGAGCATTCACCGGCACGGGAGCGTCATCGGGAATGTCAGGCATGATGGGAGCCGGAGCGCTCACAACAGGCATGACAGGAGCCGCAGTAGGCTTAGGCTCTTCACCCCACCCGCCGACGGTTTCCACCTTCCCGGCGGGCGCAGTATCAGTCAGTGACGCGAACGCCGAGTCATCCCAAGCGTCCTCTTCTTCCATGCGCAACGGGTCCGCAGCGTCCTCTTCGGGGAACTCATTGGGATACACGCGGGCAAACAGTTCACGTTCAGCGTTCACTGGGTTTTCCGAACGGTTAAACGCCGCATAGAACTCAGCAGACGAGTACATGTACTTCGGACGCAAGTCCACAAGCCACTCTTGCCACGTCCCCGGATAACCGGCTTCCTTCACGACGAGGTTCGCCGCATCAGAGAGCTTCTGTAGGGTTGCAGCGGCCTCAGCGCGTGACACTCCCGCGCGTTCAAGGTAGCCAATGAACCCCAAGGCCGGGTCAAGTCGCCCATCGTCGAGGGACACGTCCTTACGGACAGAATCAACGTCCACGCCCGCGCGCTTCATGTATTCCACGGAGAACGGCCAGCAGTAGCCGTCCTCTTCGGCTTCCGCATACAGGAGGCCGGGACGGAACGGGAGAGCAGTTTTAGCTAACTGCTCGTCACCCTTCACGAGAGCACGCTCAATGTTCGGCCCGTTGAAGTCTTGCACGTAAGCGAACGCGCGCACCGTCTCAGACAGCTTGTCATGCATGAACCCATTCGGGGAACCCTGATTGAGGTACTGGGGGCGTTCCTTGTTGTAGCCGATAAACGCATCGGCAGCAGTCAAGGACGAGGCGAACGAGAACACGAAATTGTCCATGTTCCCCAGCTTCACGGTCACGCCCTGAGTACGGTTCAACGGGGGTACGAACGTTGAAACAGGAGTAGGAGCCACCTCATGTTGACCAATGAGGAAGATATCGCTCACGGCCTGCTCGCGGTTCTTATAGTTCGCGTTACCAATCGTCGTGATCTTGTCCGCGCTCATACGGATACACTCGCTGAACATGGAGGCCCACAAGTGAACCTCGGTGATTGAGTCCTTGGGTTTCTTCTTCTCATCAAACCCGGACGCTTCCCACGTGTCATAGCTGTTCACGTAATCGGCGGGGCGCGCATATTTAGCGAGCTGTACAAAGAACCGGCTCATCGACAAGCCGACGTTACTGATCTCATCGAAAACGAACGACACGCCTTTCTTGCCGCCGAGCTGTTCGGCAACATCCTCACCGTTCGTGCGAGCAAGGAGGATACCCATAGCGAGAATCATGTACCGGATGTAAGCGACCGTACCCAGCAGACCGGGGTAGCTTTCCCCTTGGAAACCAAGCGGCCTCAAATAGGACGGGACGTGAGCCATGCGGCCCAGTTTCTCTACCTGATCGGCACCGAAATGCCCAAACAAGTCCGTGCCCTTCTCGCTACCGAAGTCAGGGCCGTTAATGACGAACGCATTCGGGTTGATCTCTAGCAGGAGGGAAGCCATGTCGGGCTTATTGTCCGCAAGACCAAGGGCCTTACCGGCAATGAGCATCGCAGCGAGATACGCCTGAGTCATCAGGCCCTTACCGGAACGAGAACCCGCTAGAACAACATGCAGGCCACTCTTAGCGAAAGCGGACAGCGCCTTGGACGTGTCAACAATGGTCTCATCCAACCCGAGGCCGAAAATAGCGACGGTTTCAGCCCGCAGGTTCGCGCCTTGGCTCATCTTGGCTTCAAGAATCTTGTACGCGAAAATCGGGGCGGCGTTAGCGAGAATCGTATCCACGTCATAACGGTGTTCCCACATGAGACTGCTACGAACCGGCGCATACGACCGGCTCTTATTACCCGCAGCCACACCGTAAGCGCGTTCCACGGACTCTTTAGCGATATCGTCGCCTAGTTCCTCATGGTGCGTGAGGGAACGCAGCTTGAGCTTAGTGAGGGTTGCTCGACTATTGACCTCAAACGAGGACACGAGGAAACACGTTGTCATCGCATTGTAGATACGTTCCAACGCGCCTGAAACACTGTTCTTCACGCTCTTAGACGTGTAATCCTCACCGTTACTCGCGGCCCGCTGTAGGAGCTTCTTCACGACAGCTTGAAGCATCGTCTCCAAGCTCGGCTTCACTTCTTGTTCGAGGTAGGTTTCCCACTTGGAAGCCGCAGCGAGGCGCGGATACGCCTCCGGTGACGCGGGGTCAAAACCGCGCCCGAAAGCGTATTCGAGCATCTTGTAGGGGAAGTAGAACTCAGTGTCTTTCGCATACACCGCTCCACTAGAGTCTTTCCCGTTCACAACGATCTCAGCGATCTCGTTAATGTCCCTCGTGGGCATGGCTTCCAACTGGGGGACGAGGCCCTTAATGACCTTCCATGTTTCCATCGTCACCGAGTCCGGTAGACGCATGAACGCCCGGCCCTCGTCGTTGATCGCCAACACGCGGCCCTTAGAGTCCTTCCCGTCCGCACCCGTATTCTCGGGTGCGAGAATGCCGAAAGGCTTAATGACCTCATAGCCGGAAGAGAAGATTCGCGTGTATTCTTCCGCGATCAACTCAACGCGGGAGAAAATCACGCCGTTAAAGAACGACAGCGCCTCATCGGGAACAGTCTTGTCAGGCTCACGTTCCCCGTTGAGAGCGTCAATCACTTCTTGAATCGTGATGCTCTTAGAAACCGTGTCGAACCCGAGTTTTTCGCGCTGCTCTTTCGGTAGGGCATGGAGATACAACGCGGCAGACAGGGCTTCGTTCTCACAGTCGCACATCACGCCGTGGAACTGTTCTTTCGTGAGCTGCCCGAGAACAGCGCTGCTTGCAACAACAGGGAACCATTCGGGCTGAGAGTCAAGGGGGGACAAGTCCCACGTGAGCGCGGCAATAGCGTCAAGGTACACGCCGCCACGCTGGGCAGCGGCCTTCAACAGTCGCAACAGGCTCATGCGCAGTGGGGAAGCCTCAAACTCAGCAAGACGCTCAGCCAGCCCATCATCTTCGGGCGCACGGAACGCATCGACCGTCTCAACGGCTCCCTCTTCTTCGGGCATACGAGGGCGCGTACACAACCCCGACAGGAACGTTTCGAGCGTCCCGCCGATCATGTCCGCAGAATACGTCTGAGGTGAGAGCTGGAAACTGTTCATCACCATGTCATAGGGCTTCACTTGCACGTACTGGCCCATTTGAGACAAGTCAACAGCGAACTGCAAGGGGACAGGCGCATCCAACAGGAGCGGGCGAGCATCCACGCCACCCCCTTGAGCTTCCGCATAAGCCTCACGCTCACGACGCAACGCGCCCGCAAGCAGCTCAATCCCCATCATGCTCTCATCGGGAATACGGTAAATCGCGCCAATACGAGTACCCTCAGTGAAAAACCGCGACAAATCCACGCCCTCAAACATGCTTTCCGGCGCGACAATCACTTCCAACGCGCCGAACTGCTTATACGACAACGCGCGCAGCGGAGAACGACGCGAATCAGCATTCTTCGGGTTAGCGGGAGTCAACGCACCCTTATTCGCCCCATGCTTTTCTACATACACGCCGTCATGGGAAATAATCAGGCTCTTCACCGTGTTCGGAGTCCACGAACCATAATCCGTGCCCTCACCGTCAGTGACCCAATGACCACCCAACGCCTTCAACACGTCATCAAAAGACACCATGCCCAGTGTCACCTCTCTACTCAAGCCCCACACTAGGGGCAAAGAAAGTTGCTAACCTACAACACCCAAAAACGCGGGGGAGAGAGCATAAAAAACGTGAACCGCACGGCCCATCGAGGCTAAGACCGCGCGGCTCACGCCGTATTCATCACTGTGAATCAACTGGAAGCAACACAACCGCCAGCACTCACATAACTAAGCCTACAGCCACCACCACGTTCTGTCAGGAACACGCCTAAAAAGCACGAGGCCCGCGCGGCCCACCAGAAGTGGAGGGGGCACCGCGCGAGCCTTAAAACGACACAAACACAAGGAAAATGAGGAAACCTCATGCTCATGCCGTCGTGCGACCTGAATACAGAGGACGTAAAACACGATCATCGCCACCGCGTTTCTTGTTCTCACACGTAAGCATACAAGCAACACGCCGTAACGCAAATCACTTTACTGAGTAAAGACTGTAAATAGGCGAAAAAAATCAGGCCCGCAACAGTAGCGACCCAAAAAGCCAACTGTCACGGACCTGAAAGCTGCTAGGATTAGCAGCACCAAGAAACTAGAGCCAATATAGCACATTCCCTTAACAGTGCGAAGCCTTTGGAAGCCGCGAAAGTTGGCTGTCTACTGGGGGGCCAGGAGTACAGGAATCTCACGACCTCCCCACCGACTGACACTCGGTGCGTCCCCGGTTTGTGCGGGATTTTTTAACGATCTGCAAAACAGCGAGCCTATCCCCGTATGGTGATGTGCGGGGGCGAAGGGGTGCCACGGCTCGATTCAACCGCTCACACAGATACAAAGCGGTTGGGTGTGTCTAACAAACCAGTGAGATTACCGGAGTTTGCAGAATATGCCGCCACCGGTTGGGAGTAATGCCCCGGCCCCTACGACGACGCTATACGTGACGAGAAAAGTTCGGGTTGATTCGTAGTGCCTCTAAGAGTCTTAGCTTTACAGCGAGTTTTACCCGCTGTTTTTAACTGAGATGATTAGAGGCACTTCTCTGCCCACTGCCGCTCAAAGAAAAGAGATGAGTAACGCTGTTGAACAGTGAGCAGTTAACTACAGTTCACGTGTTCTTAAGTTTCTACTTTTTATTGTTCCCGCTTCCGCTGTTGGTTGCTTCCCGCTCATGGCTGCACAAACGTTCAACTCCGCGCTCAACATTCCAAAGCGTAAGGAAAGCGTGGAAGCGCAAAGAGGCAAAACGAAAACTCAGTAACTCAACCACAGTAGAGGGAAGAGAAAGAAACGAAACTCAATCAAGCCTCGGGGCTTTTTGTGCCCAAAACGCTTTGAGCAGAGGCGTTTAGCAGTTATGTATGGGACTTTATTTGTCTACGCCGGGCCTACTGGGGTGGGTAAGACACAAGATGCGGCTTCATGTTTTCTGGATTCCAGTGTTGTCTCACTGAGCGCTATTCACCGTGAGGCATATGGCTCCCCGGTGGTTGAGAGTCGGCATAAAGACACGGTGACGCGGCGCGCATTTAAGCAACTGTTCGCCTTATTGGAGCGCGGTTTGGACGCGGTTTTCATAGCGCCTAACTGTTCTCGCATGTCTCGCGCGCACTTGTACCGTGAGGTTAAAGCACGGTTCCCGGGCGTGCGGGTGGTTATCGTGTTGGTGCATGTACCGCTCGCAGAGGCTATCAAGCGTTCTAACAATGTGAGCGCGTCCCATGTTCGAGACGAGTACCTGAGCGTGCAAATCCCGCGCGTAGGCGTGGACTGCGACACGTTCACGCTGCAAACACCCGACTTCTCGGCCTACCTGCCGGAAATCAACCACTCGTACCTCGCGCCTCATAACAGCCCGTACCACGTGGATTCCATTGCTGAGCATGTTGCCCTCACGGTACATAACGCGCGCAAAGACACCACGCGGCCAGTGTTAGTGGATATCGCAGCGTTCCACGACCTCGGCAAGAGTGTCGCACGCACGCCACAAGACCTATCCAGACCATCATCAGCGTATATCGCATCCATTTACGGGAGCCACGACCAGTATGCGGGCCACGAGAACGTGAGCGCCGTCTACTGGATGATCGCCCATAAGGATTGCCTTGACGCACACGCCTTGTTCGTCGCGGAAGCAATATTGCACCACATGCAAGCGCACCGAGGCTTCACCGACAGGTACATCAAACGCCACCACCTCGACACCGAACTGTTGGAAACGGCAGGCGCTTTCGCAAGCATCGACAGCAGATCGAAAATCGTAGACAAGACCATCATGGACACATACATGAGGCTACGAGCTGCGGAAAAACAACGCGCTTAAACGCAGGTAGGCCGCTCGACCAGTGGTTATAGCGGTAAGAACAGCTCCAAACAACCGTAGGAGATATCAATGACCAACCGGCCTTATCAGCTCCCGCTCTGTCCAGGCGTGACAGCGCAATTGCACATGGGTGAAGGTGGGCGCAGTGGGAAAATCACCTTCTCCAACCCCGAGTTTCCCGCCATCGGTTTCGTCCTCAAACCCATCGACAAGAGAGGTCAAATCTTTGAGGCGGCATACATGACCACCGACGATAAGCCGCTCCTCGGATACCGGCTCGTCTCCCGGTCACTACCCGGACAACCCTTGTCAGTGGTAGACGTGCTACACGGCCTGAAAATCGAATCCCCGACCAGTATTCGTTGTGCCCCAAAGCGCCCCAGTGATGCGGACACATACGGTATGGGTTTCTACTACAAGGTGCGTGCGGCTATCGGTGCGCACCAGCCTTACGCGGCGGACCCGGCAGAAGCGAAAAGCGCCTACCGTAGTCTCGGTGATTGGTGTCTTGAGATTTACCAATACGTGCAAGGCGGCGCGTGTTCGCAAGAGGAAGCGAACAAACTTAAGTTCATCATCGACCTGAACACGTTCGAGTACGACGTTGACTGCGGCGGCAGGGTACTGGACATCAGCAAGAACAAACCCCTACCGCCACAAGTTCGACTATTCACCTACAAGGACATCTGCGACACCCCAGCACTGTTTGACGGCTGCTCATTCAACAAGAGCGTGTTCTTGTGGGCCGTGGAAGGCTACACGCAAGAAATGATCGGGTTCTTCATGGGAGTCAGCCCCAGTAAAATCTCCCGCATCCTCAACCAGCCACTCGACGAGTAGGAAACACGCTCATGGCAGTCTCAAAAGAATCCACGATTTTCCCCGTCGGAACAATCTTCGTTGATCGCGGCAACTACCGGACAGGGGATAGTGTCATCTTGTTCTACCAAGTAGTGCGCTGCACGGAGCGAACCGTGTGGTACCTGCAAATCCGCGCGCAGGTAGTCGCCTACGACTCGGCAACACTGAGGAAAGACCTTGTTCCGATTGCGGACACCTACAACCCGCGCGCAAAGCCCCACATGGCACGCATCCTCCGAGAGAAAACATTCCACTACGTGAAGTCACCAACCGGAGACATAATGCTCCCGTGGGACGGCCAGCCAGTCAGCCAATACTACGGATACTGACATACAAAAAGCAGTGGCCCACCAAGAAAACCAAGGTGGGCCACTGCTTTTACCGTTAGGACTCAAAACTCCTTAGCGCACTGCACCCTTCTCTGGCGAGAAGCCACGCGATAGCCGCAACCTTCCGATAGCGCCCGTCATAGTCATCAGGGGCCACGCCAAGAGTAAGATTCTTATCCGACAAGTGCGACTCCTTGAACAAGGAAACGAACGCATATTCCTCGTCATTACGGGGATACCTGTTAGCTAACGACCTGATCGAATCGTCCGTAAGAATCATGCCCTGATAGCCGGGGATACTGCCTCCGGCTACAAGACGCACAGCAACCTTCTCAAACGCCTTCCACGGGGCAACAATGCCCGTCCGAGAGTGTTCCGCACAAGCAGCGTCATACATCATTTCCGCGATCTCATTGGATGTAACCGGATCGCCCTCTGTGAGGTTGAACTCTGAGCGAGTGTCATCATACGCGAACCACGAGTTAAGAACACGCCCGTTTTCACGCGAAGTCGCCGCATCCACCTCATCGGAACGACAGAACCCAGCGGACGAGAAAGCAGGCAAAGAACCTTCTTTACGCGACTGCGCTTCCACGAACCTACGAGCCTTCATGAACTCGCGTATGAAAGCCTCAGTAGGGTCGTAAATGTCGTCTGCTAAAACAAAAGACGACCTCAATGCCATCTTGTATGCCCACCACGCGGTATGCACGGCAGTGCGCACTACCGTCGTGTCCCGAGAGTCACTAGGCGGCGCATCAGGGATGCTGATACTCCCCGCATACGCGCTATCTTGCTTATGCGTTGCGTACACCTGCGGTTCGCGCACGTCAGCGCTCCCATACAACGACAATAAGAAACCATTCTCCACGCCAAGCGTTTCCCGAATCCTACGGATAGTGCGACGGCACCGCATCGCAATACGGTTCACATCTTCCTCGGTCAGCTCCCACGTGATTGTGCAGTTCAACAAAACCCCCGCGTAATACGTCATGGCCGTCGCGTTAGCAGGCTTGAACTGTTCGGGGAAAGTAAGAGAAATATCGGGTTCAATCGCCGCACGATCTCCCTCTATCTTCCACTTCAGCTTGTTCACGCTTGTCGCAGCCTGAACCGAGTACGTTTGCCGTCTAGGACTACTAGAAACCTCTAGCACCCCCACAAAACGCGGCTTCTCCCAGTCCGGCTCCTTGTAGAACACATTCCAAAAACGCCGATCACCATAAGGGCGCGGCCTAGACACAGGCTTCAACGTGAGCCTTTCAGGCAATAGCAGCATGATTATCGTCCTCTCTGGTTGAGTCTTGTGCAGTTGATGTGAAACAACTGCCGCAACCTAATTGGATTAGATTGCGACAGTCGCCGTTCTTTTACGCCTTACACGCGGTGTCTCCATGCACCAGAGTGTTCGGGGTACTTGAATGCCTGTACGATATCCGTCGCTATCGTGTCCTCGTTCGACCAGTGATTCACGCCGCGAACCATATTTTGGCGACCTGCTTCACGCCATACGCCGCGCCACACCATCCCAGGCTTACCGCGCTCTCTCACGTAACAGGACTCTTCCGTGTCCACCTCGACGACGAGGCCGGTAGCCGGGTCAGTAATATAACCGCTGCAACCGCGCGCAACGCCATTGATACGGATGTTCTTCATATCGACCTGTAAGGCAGGATTAAGCCGGTGGAGTTGGTTACGAAACTTAACAACGAGGAGCATCAGGAAGTCCTTTCCTTGTCATAGCTCAAGAAGAGCCGGGTCTTTTGGTTTCTCGCCGCGATACATGGCAAGAGCATCAGCATGTGCGCGACTGTAGCGAGTAATAAACGTTTGCCGAGGCGTTGAAGTCGGCCCTTCCATCGCACTTAGCAGGCACGCGGTTCGGTACGCAGAACACGACGCGGCAACCAACTGCCGCAACAGAGTGCGAACTTCTTCCGGCGACCAGTCAAGCAACCTCACATGAACCGGGATAAGCGTAAACGCATCCTCATAATCGAGGCCGGGCACCTCGCCAACACTGATCGCCTCACCAAAGAAGTCGAACAAGATAACGCCACTGTCAGGCACGCGGCCTTGCTCAACCATGCGCGCCATAGTGCGGCGAATACGAGTCGCCACACGCTTCACGTCATCCACGTTAAAACCCATCCAGTTCGGAACAGACGACATCATCAACGCAGCATGACGGGCAATAGTGCGATCAACGGTCGGGAACGCGAGATCACCCTCATCGAAATACCGCACCAACAGAGGAGACTTACTCGCCTGCGCGCTCACACGCCCCGCACACATAGGAAACAGTTCAACCTCAAGCTCACCCAACGGGCGAACCGGATTACCACCGTTGCATACGTCGAGACTACGGAAGTAGTAACTGACCTTAAAGCGGCGACCGGAACGTGAATCCACCTCACGTAGTCGAATATTCTCTGGGTTGTAAATCACTTCTACTCCTACGATTGCGAATCCAATGAGATGAGCTGGCTGAGGACACTCTATGACCCTTCGATCTCCCGCACCTGTGCAACGAGCACCTCTGCGAGCTTCTTTGCCGCCACGTATTGCGTTGATTCAACGCCGTAGCGGCTCGCGATGTCCTCAAGGCGCGCAGGGATAGTCGTCGCGCTACCGTCCTTGGATGTCAGCATGTCCGCCAGATTGAGGACCAGAAGCTCCGGTGATTGGTAGGAACTATTTGGCTCCCCATGATGGAAAATCTCAGCCCAGTACGCAAAACCGAGAGAACGCAGCAGGTCGCCACCGAGTTCTTCGTGCTCGGATTGTTCATGGGCAAATTGATAACCAACGTCGTGCAGGTATCCCATGACGAACATTTCTCGACACTTCTCGTCCGACCACCCGAACAGGACGCGCCCCAGCTCGGAAGCCTTCACGCCCACACCGTGACAGTGGCGCAGCCTGTTCTCATCCATGCCAATTGCAGGCATCGCATCAGTCATCATGCAATCCACTTTCAGAGCTGGACCGACGCGGGTAGGCCGTTCGCGGACATTGGAGCGCTCATGAGCGTCGAACAGCGTTCGCTATAGCTATTTCTGAACGTCGTGTACAAGGTGTTACGGTCAACGCCAGCAGGAACAGCCTCTACCACCTCGGCAGCTTCCTTAAACGCCGCCCACATGCAGAACACGAGGTGACGAGTGAACATACGAGAGCGTTCCTCGTCCATGAGCATCAAGTTCGAGTCCATCACGAAATGCCCGAACGCATACGTTTCTAGAGCCTCACGCTGAGTGATTTCCTTACCGAACAGCGTGAAAATAACCGGCCTATGAAGCCCCTCGTTTTCGATAACGACCTTCATGTGGCGACGAACATTACGAGCCGCGACAGTCGCATCCTCAACAGTGAACGTGGCGGCGGTAAGGAGCTGAGCGACAGTGAACCGCAAGGCTTCCTTATCAGCAAACAATGAGTCCGTCGTGTACTCACACAACGCAGTCCCATTGGGGAGCTTCACGCGAATACGTCCCATGTCAGCGTCGGTCTCAAACCGGGCAACCTTCTTCTTCCCCTCAGCCCGGAAGTTATAAAACACGTCTCGGCCCTTCAAGGACACGCGGTCAGGGTAGTAGAGCATGGTTACAGTCTCTTTCTTTATAGGTTTCTGGTCTTGACTGTTAAACGCCCACTAAACGGCGCACACCACCGTTAAAGGTCAGCCGGAATCCGATCATTACGGTCCAAGTTGTACTGGCTGATCTGAAAATCGTAGTCCACGCTGTACATCTCGTTATAGGCGCGTGAAGCGTCTATGCCACGGAAGTTCAACGAGGCCGCGCAAGCGTTCTCATGCGCCCGCCAAGCCGCATAAACCATGTTCAACAGTCGCTTACGGTTCCCCCCAGACTGGTGAATCAAGTCCGTGCGAGCCATGAACGTCCCCGGCGCGGTCTGCGCGAACACGTCCAGCTCGCCGGGCCGATAGTAGTGCAGCATCCCACCCAACAGGTCGAACACGATGTCCAAGGGCATACCGTTTTCCCTCTGGTCTGCTCGGCGCATAAAATCACGCGCCCGGCTTGCAACAAGCATCAAGTCCTCCCGCGTGTACCGCCACGGGGCGACAAGCGGGAACATCATGCACGCGACCATACGCAAATCCGGCTTACGTTCAGCGACATAAATGTTCCACGCGAACGACGCTTGCGGGTGGAACCCCTTAGTCTTACCCGTCGCAGTCACTTGAATCGTGGACGCACCCACTTGCCGCAACGTTAAAACCCCAAGACTCAACTTAGGGTTTCCGGGCCTCTGGTAGGACACAACAATGTCCCCCTGATACGTCCCCCACACGTTATCTTTCATGTCGGGAGACAAGATCATGTTCCGAGGGTGGAAAAACATTTTTTAAGCCTCCAAAAGCGGCCACTAATAGTTACCGGTAACAGGATGAAACGCGCGGAATAACGGGGAAAACACGTTAAAACGAAGCGTTGTTAAGCATTAGCACCTAGTGAAGGAACAATCATGCAGCTCTCAGACGCATTCGACCTCGGTAAAGCCACCACGGCCACACTCAAACGCCAGAAAGTAACCCTCGACCAAGTACGAGCCGACACCGGACTGCGAGCCAAGATCACGGCAAGCGTCCTACGTAAAGCCATTAAAGACGGCTTCCTGTGGGACGGCCTGAAAGTGCGCGTCCAAGCGTGGGGGCCAGCGGTTCTTGTTGAACTATGGGCGCTCGCTGAGCCGGACAATCAGAAGCAGCTATCGGGCTTGTTCTCAATCGTCCAAAGCGAAAGCGGTAGGGCCGTTGTCAATATCGCGCCAGAACTAGAAATCAGTAGGCAACGCGCGAACATTATTCTCCGCAACCTCACATCCCCCCAAGGCCAACCGCCACTGAAAAACGACCTCGGACTCTACGCCGGCTACGGGACTCGCCCCAGCGACGGGAACGCCACCACGCCACACTACCCAGCGGACATGCCAGAAGCAGCTAACGCTGTCCTCCTAGCATTCCCACAAGACATGTCAGAACGCCCATTGGTGGCGGGCAGTCGCGTACTCACCGTCCGCGAGTGGGACAGCATCGTTCGCGCCAGTGTCCTGAGCCTACGTTTCCTCAACGATGGTCTAATTGTCTGCTCCCGCTAAGGTTTCTGAAAGACACTCATATTCATGCCACACCAGTCGAAAAGACCATTCAAGCGCTCATTCAACCTCGGTATCATTCAAGCTGCCGTGCTCGCTGAGATCGGTTTGACCATTGAAGAAGCTAGGCAGTCGCTTAAAGCGTCTCGTCGCGTCGCTAACCAAGTTTTTGTTGAAGCGGTCAGGCAAAACTTCCTATGGGAGAAAATGAGGTTTTCGGCCACCAAAGGAACCGGCTGCGTTGGTGTGACGCTACGGAAAACTAAAGGCGCACTATACGACTACGTGTACGTCGAACGCCAGAACGGAGCGTTCCTAACACCGCTACCGTGCGCGGAAATCGAAATATCCCGGCATAGAGCGAAAGCCATTTTGCAGGCCATCCTCACCACGCCTGAAATAAGGCTCCCCATCCCTTCCGAGGTGCGTATCGTCTTAGGAGACCGAACCAAGCCTAAGCCCCGTGAAATCCGCAGCCCGTTCACCTTGCAGGAACTCATATACACGCGGAGACGCAAACAACTTAACGGGAACATGCTCGTCTACACGCCCCAAGACCGATTAAACATTCTCACGGGCGCTGCCGGGGCATTGACATATGACCACAGAACCGGGTTCTTGTACCGCCCGTAGAAAGACAGGACTCTCATGCCAGCGCTTTATATCCTCATCGGCCCAGCGGGGGTCGGTAAGACAAGCCTTGTGAACAGGATTAGCGCCGGTAATGTCGTGTCTACAGACGCTATTCGCATCGAACGATACGGTTCCCTCACGGAAGGCAACAAACATAACCCGCAAGTATTCAAGGCCGCTTACAGCTACATTCACACGCTGCTAGACATGGGACAAGACGTGTTCTTTGACGCGACGAACGTTAGGCGACTCTTACGCGCCGATCTGTATCAGGACGTGAAGAAACGCCACCCTAATGTTCCCGTCATCGCGCTCATCATTCATAAGCCTCTCGCTCAGATTCTCGCCCAGAACGCTTTACGCATGGGGGACGCTCGGGTACCTGAAGAAGCTATCCGCTACATGTACCTACATTTGGATATTCCGCGCCTCGGAGTAGACGCAGACGCAGTAGAACTGCAATGCCCCGCGTTCGACGAGTACATTCCCGAAATGACGCTCAACATTGACGCGCCCCACCGCAACCCCTACCACGTGGAAACAATCGCTAAACACCGCGAGCGCGCCATACAAATCGCATCAACCAGCCCATACGTGGACAACCCGGCGTTAGCCCATGCAGCGGCTTACATTGACCTTGGTAAACCCGTCGCACGCACCCCTCAAGACACGTCCACACCATCAGGCGCTTACGTCGCGGCCCACTGCGGCGGCTACGACATGTACGACTGCTACGAGAAAGTCAGCGCCCTCTACTTCCTCATTGCACACAAGACCACGCTCAACCCCTACACGTGGCACGTAGCCGAAAGCATCTTCCAACACGTTCACGCGCACAGTGGGTTCACGAAACGCTACACCGCCACCCACCACCTCACGCGCGACATAAACGCCACAAGCAGACAGTTAGCTTCCATTGACCAGCAAGCCAGCCTCATCGACACGCGCCTACTCAACGACTTCAAGCGCCTACAAGCAACCGAAAGGAAAACAGCATAATGGCACGCAACCCAGATATCGCTCAGGTTCCGACCAGTCCGAACGTCACTGTCAGACTTGAGTGGGAGAAGAAAGACGAACGTGGAGTCCTTGTTTTCAGTGACGCACGATATGAGCCGATCAGTGTTGAGGTGGAGGAACTTAAAGGAACCCACCAACCGATCACTCGCATCATCTACTACCGTGGCAGCACCGGCGCTGCGCGGTATGTCAGGCCAAAGTCAGGCGCACCATTAAACGCGCAAAGCGTCATGGCAGGCATTGAAGTAACACCGGACAGAATGCGCTCTGTTCAGCGCATGATTGGGCTGAAGAAGATTTTCTTCTACAAGACTGTATCTCTCATTAAAAACGGCCCGTTCGACGGTCACCCTGAGTTTAAGAGACTCAGGACACTTGCAGACGAAATCGCGCGTTGGGCGTTCCAAGTCTACGAAGAATACGGTGTTAGACACGATGAAGCGGCAATGTGTGACTATCTCGCTGCGGAGGTAGCAAGGCTTGACGAAATGCCGCAACAGCCGTTGGTAAGCCAACGTAATCTACGCGCATCCATCACCTACCAGCAGTTCTTAAAAACCCCCGGCCTCATTGACGACCTAGACGCACACGACACCGTGCTCTACTGTCACGCGCGCGACATGAGCGTCAACTTCATTTCGTTCCTACTCGCACTCCCCAAGGAAGAAGTGAAAGACATCATCAAGGAGAGCCGACGGGCAGGAAAGAAGCCTCGCACAACGGGGGAGAGTGGTGAGTCAAAGCTCTATCCCACTGGGACAATCCTCGTGACCTCATGGAGCTATGAGAGAACAACTGTCGCTTTCTGGCAGGTTGTTCGCAGTACTGAGAAAACCCTCTGGGTTCAACAAATCCGCGTCACGCCAACAGTTAACACTCCGGCATACAAGGAGCTGGTTCCCGTCATGCCCCCAGAACCAGTTGACGACACCGTGTACCAGTGTCGAATTAACCTCCGGTTCGGACGAAACACCCCTATCTGCATTCAGAACGCGCGCGCATACGTCTGGGACGGTACGCCCGCGCAAGCATCCGGCGACTATTTCTAACCAACAGCAACCATCTAGCAGGAGAAAGAGGCAAACCAATGAACCAGAAGAAAGAAACTGTCCCTCTCCACGGGTATGTCGGTGTGACCGCTGATGTCGAGTGGGTCAAAGATGAATGGGATAAAAAAGGAGAAAGCGGCAGGTTAACGTTCCACGGCACAGGTAACTTCCAAGATAAGTTCCCGCCATTGGCGTTTAAGGTCGAACGCCTTAAAGGCAGCACCATCTCGCTCACGCGATTCACTTATTTCCTCAATGGGAAAGAAAAAGCGCGCTTCATTGACGACTTGGAAGAAGGCAGAGTCGTCGATGCGAACATGGTCGCGTTCTACGCCGACTGGTGTCTTGAAGGTAAGTCACAGTTCCCAAGCACCTACGAGCAAATGCTTCGTTACAAAGCCGCCACATACATCCAGAAGGGGCCATACGCGCGGTTCGCCTATCGCCTCGCAGGAACATCCACTCTGGTGTGGAAAATCGCAGAATGGGCAACACATGTCCTACAGACGCGCGGCCCGCGATGTGAAATAACCGGAATCTACGATTACGACACGAACGAAATCCTAGAGATTCTAGGCAGCAATGTTACTTTCACAGAAACAATGGAAGAAAAGGGCTTCCCCATTCACTTCCCCTCGCTCTTGAACACGCCGGGGTACTTCATGCCACATGTAAGCGTGGAGAGCAACGCTTTCGCAGCAGCCGCACTCGGAGCCGAAACCAAAGACATCGCGTGGCTATTAGCAATTTCAGAAGAACAAGCCAGAGCATTCAGCGCCCCCGCGCGCAGAATATGGCTATACCCGCGAAACGAGTCAAAACTCTACCCCATTGGGACAATCTTCATGACCGCGCGCCCTATGGCATCCGATCAAGTACTTCTTAGGTACTGGCAAGTAGTCCGCTGCACGAAAAGAACCCTCTGGATGCAAGAGCTACAAGCCGCAGGAGACCGCCAGACAGGACAATATCTCCCCATACGCGACACTATGAAGAACGACGCGATCTACGAGTGCCGCATCAACCTGAAGGCCGCACCCGGGGCACCCATCCGCATCGACGGGGATATCGCAACCATCTGGACCGGGAAAGTATTCACAGAGGACGCTCATCGCACTGTTTAGTCGCGCGAAACTATCCGACGATTACTCCTAGCCAAACACAACCATTTAGCACGAGAAAGGCAGTAGTCCAATGAGTCAGAAGAAAGAAACCGTCGCCCTCCTCGGGTATGCCGGGGTAATCGCTGTTGTCGAGTGGGAAGAAGAAGGGAAAAGCGGAAAACTTAATTTCCACGGCGCAAGCGACCTTCTGCCGTATGAGTTCAAGATTGAGCACCTTAAAGGCACTCATATTCCACTCGCACGGGTTTCCTATCTCCTCAATGGGAAAGAAAAAGCACGCTTTGTTGTACCCGCACGAAACGGCGTTGACCTAGACACTGTCACGGGATACGCAGTTAACGCCAGTAGGGGAGACTCGCAGGTTCCAAAAACATTGTTCAGCAAAGTCAGCGCTTACGTGTCTCACGTGGGGCCATACAAAGAGAGCTTCCCTAGTAACTTAGATAAGTATGAGGCGCTACGCACAATCACAAAGTGGGCAGATCACGTGCTGAAAGCACACGGCCCACACTATGAAGTCACTGGCATCTACAACTACTCGACAGGGGAAGTTGAAGAAGCGGAAGGTTTCGTTGACTTCACGGACAAAATGCTGAAAAAGGGTTTCCCCATTTACTACCGGATGCTCTTACACACGCCGGGGTATGTCATCAGCGGCCTAGATCGGAACGACAACATAATTGCGGCTATCGCGCTCGGAATGGAACCCGAACACATTGCACGCCTGCTAGTACTGAAGGAAAAAGATGTCAGGAACATCGCCACTTGCATAGTCGAGCAAGGGGAAGCTCAAAACGACTCGAAACTTTACCCCATCGGCACAATCTTCGTAACCGAACGCCCCATGCCCCTCGACGTAAGAATAATTAGGTTCTGGCAGGTGATTCGATGCACTGAGAGAACGCTTTGGGTGCAGGAAGTACATGCTGACCAAGCTGTCCCCAGCGACCGAGACCGGTTCCCCGTCCGCGACATGCCTGTGAACAACACCATTCACATGTGCCGAATCAACCTGAAAGCCCACCGCGAGACACCAATTCACATTGACGGGGAACTTGCAACCGTATGGGCCGGAAAAGTCCTCACAAAAGACAGACTGTGGTCATATCGCTCTTAGCGGCGAAAAAACGCTCTTTTTTATCGAAAACGGGGCGCTCAGAACACAAAATTGCTCTGAGCGCCCCGTTTAGTGTTTTTAGAGAGCTTCTAGTCGCCCCACGTTAGGTCGCCGTTTTCATCTGTCTCAGCGGAGACAGTTCCCTTGGTCTGAGTGAAGCCCATACGGCCACCCTCGTCACGCTGCTTAGTCATGCGCACGTAGTAGAAGATGAGGAACGCGGCCAATAGGGTAAAAACAATCGCGAACACGATTGAGACAATCGAAATGATGGACATGTTGAGTGTTCTTTCTGTGAGAGTGTTTTAGTTGATGGAAGCGAGTTCTTTGATCTTGTCGGGCCTATAGCCACCCCAAGAATCAATCGTTCGAGTCCCGTCAGTCACGGTAACAACCGGAGCTGATGTGAACCCGAGGGCTTTCACGACCTCGATCTGGCTTGCGTCAGCATCAAGGTCAACGGTCGTATAGGGCACGCCACGGCGGTCAAGTAGCCGCTTGGTTGCGACGCACTGTTGGCAGTTGCTTTTAGTGTAGACAGTGAATGTCATGGTGTTTCTTCTTTCTGGCTAGTTTTCGGGCTTGTTGTTTGGTTTGGAGTAGTCACGGTTCAAGATGTGGGCAACGTTTACGAGCGGCCACCCACGCTCTTCTGCTTGCTCAATGTTTCGGACGATACGAACACCTCGCTTAGGGCCACCGATCACGCGGGCACACAAGTTCAACCACTCATACGCACCCCACGCGCTATCCGGCGGGAAGCTGTCAGCGGGGGGACATACGACGGCGACGGTATCGCCCTCGGTTGCGTAGATAGCGGCCTGTAGGTCACGCGCGGCCTTCTCATGCTTACGGGCGATTTCTTCAATCCCGTCACCCACCCACGGGCCGGGCTTAGTCGCCCCAGTTTCCCATGCTTCCACGAGCTTCGGGCCGCGTGCTTTGAGTGCGCGAGCGAGCTGCGCGCGCCCTAAACCAATGCTTTCCCGATAGGCGAGTACTTCCCACGGAAAGGGGCGCTCATCGTCCTCAAGGCTGACTTCAACCTTGATGTCTCGGACACTGATCGTGTCATCATCGAGGATATAAGCGAGGAACCGAATGAGGTCCTTGATACGCAGCGGGTATTCATCTGGCCCATACAGGTCAGTGGTCGCGCCGTCGAAACGCTGCCAGACCCCACGAGCCTCATCCCACTGCCACACGGGGGTGCCTTGCTCACTGTCAGACATGCGCGAGATACGTTCCTCAATGTCAAAAACAGTGTCCCCACTGATAGAGCCGGACGGGTAACTAATAGTAATCATTCTGTTCGTTTTTCCTATTGGTGTTTGCTGATGTTGTGGTGTTAAACAGTTCGGACTGTGCGCTTGCGCGGTTAAAGCTCGATTTGTCCCGCTGCAATAAGTTCTTTCAACTGTGCGAGAGTTTCATCCGCGTGACGACGCTCGGCTTCTTGCTGCGCGCGTTCCGCTTCCCGTTTCGCTTCCCGCGCTTCAATGCCGCGTCGCTTAATTGACTCGACGATCTGCCGGTTAGCTTGACGGATACGTTCTTTCGCTTCGGGGGAGTCTTGGGCTTTGCGCGCTCCGCTGTTAGTGGTTGATGGTGTTTGTGTGCGCCCGTGAATGAGTTGCTGGATACGGTCAGGCGAGTAAGCGGCAACACTACTGGACTCACTGTCGGCTGAGAACACGGCAGCGGCCTCAACGGGGGACAAGAACGTGCCCCCAGAGATCGCCTCGCTCACGTCTTGGAAGTGCTCATACAAGCTCTTGAGCGCACCGCCCTCATTGAAACGCTGAACAGCGATAGCGCCCGCACGTTCAATGCCACGCTTTGACGCGCCACCGGCTGCTGCCATGTGAGCCGCACGGCGATACAACAAGCCCGCGTACTGGTTGCTTTCCTCAAGGGCCTCATCAGCACCGTCGTTCATGGTGAGTTCAGCGAGCACACCCGTGTCGCTTTCCTCCAAGCCCTTAATGATCTGGCTTCGAGCTGAGGCCGCGCGCTGGCGAACCACACGCAAAGCCTTATTGAACCGGGCAACAGTCACGTAGGAGCCGCCCGTTTCTTCTTCTTGCATAAGGTAGGAAACAGCGGCCCTCATGTTCGCGTCCGTCGCGTTCGGGATAATGCCCTCACGCCACGCTTGAGTGAGTGCTTCCAGTTTCTTAGGCGCTTCGGGGAGCGGGCGGATGAGGCCGGTTTCGGACAGTTTCGTGAGGCATTCGCGCATCGTTTCAGGAGTGACATACATGTCTGGTCACCGGCTTTCTACAAGGAGTTTGGTTTGCTGTTTGTCGAGTTCAAGCATGTCAGGTGTTGGGCGGACTTTCGTGTAGATTTCTTTCGCGAAAACCGCTTGTTCCTGTGGGGAGTATTCCTGCTGGGGACGCAAGTAGCTCAAAGTATTGTTGATCGCCGCGTCTACGTCACTTCCCGTCTCCACGTGGGAGAGGGCTTCAGTGAGGACGCTTGCTACCGCGCTGTGATTGATTTTGCCGCTCAGGAGCTTCACGTCATCCAAGGCTGCTAACGCTGCTTGATGGCGCGCGTCCTCTAGGTTCATGCCGCCGCGCGCGGCTTGCATGATGATCGCCTTGGGGATTGCGTGAACGTTGTGGAACGTCTTGTACCACCCGTAGCGGCACGCATTATGGAAGATCACGCTTGTTGTCTGCGCGCACACTGCCTGTAGGGCGTGGGAGGTGTGGGCGAGTTCTTCCATCGTCTTGGAGGCCACGTAAGCGTTGTAGGCTTCCACGAGGCTAGTCATCTTCGGGACGACTTCTTCGAGAGTGGTCTTAATCTTGTCCAGCCCACTAATCATGTCCGCGTGCTGGGGGATATCTTCGAGCATGAACCCAAGATCGCGTGCGGCTGAGTCAATGTCTTGCGTGGTTAGAACCGGGTAGGTTTCCAACTGGCGGCGCACGGCCTTAGCTTCTTCTTCCGCACTGTATTGGCTCATGCTCATTCCGCGCTGGCGTTGAGTGGAAGCCATGTATTCTTTTTCGCGCTCAAACTGGGCCGCGTCACTCATGCTTTTACGCGCGTCCCCGATGCTGTCAGCGTCAAGCTGGTTCAAGAATGTGGTCGGGTGCTTCACGTACCGCAGATCGCGATTCTCGGCGGCTACAAGCTCCCGATAGTCTGTTGCTTCACGCAGGATATCTTCGGCCCGCAAACCGGCTTCTAGGGCCTTCTTCCATGACCGGAATGCGCCCTTCTTGTTCTCATGCCGAGGGTAGATCGTCCAGAACGCGCGAAAATCCGCGTCGTCATACAAACAGCGTTCCCGCTTCGGGGAAGCGGCCTCCATGTCGCCCTCGGTTACGTCGAGAACAACCACGTTTTGTGCGTCATCTTGTCTGGACGCTAGTTCTTTACTGCTCATGGTTTACGTTTTCTGGCTGTTGGCTTTGGTTTGGTTAGTTGGAGAGAGATTGTTTTGCTTCTTGGAAGATGTCGTCGGCAGAGGAATCAATCAGCTCGCATAGTCGCGCGTACTCATCGACCGTGAATGTCACATTGCGTGCCGGATTGAGTTTTCGAGACATGGTTGTGCGCGATAAGCCGATAGCGTTCGCTGCATCAGCAACACTTATTCCCTTGTCAAAGAGGCGCACTTTGAGTCGGTGTCCGACTGCTCGTCGGAAGTCGCTTGACGTGTAATCCGTGATGTCCATGCCTGAAAGTGTATAAGAAAAACGCGCATGCGTAAAGTTAAGCGCACACATGTATCATTTTCGCTACACGTGTGATATGGTGAAACCACCAACCAAACACAAACAACCGCCTACACAAACCAAGGACAAGCCATTAAAAAACGGCAACAAAAAAGGAAAGGGCACTATGGCAAACCCGCGTAATCCACTCACAAGGCGTTTCGCTTCCTTCGGCGCGCGCCTCATCAGGTTCACGTTCATCATCACCGCATACGTGATCGGCGGTAGCCTATCCGCATCCCTCACGCGCCTAAACCGGCAGATGACACGCAACGACGCTCAACTCGCCCTCCACCCGCCAACAGACGCGACGACACAAATCCCCAACCCGCTCCCAGACGGAGCTATCACCGCTCACGTCTCATCACACGCAGGGGCACCCGCATACTCCGCTTCCGAGAACGTTCTCGTCAGCCCCGTGAGCCTCTTCCACCAGCCGTTCGTGTCTTACATTTCCCTACTCATCATCATTTTTGCTCTCACCTATTTCGCTACCCGCAGGGGGTGGAGTCGCATCCCTAAGCTGGGGGAGTATCGGACAATGACCGGCAGGCAAATCGGAGAGAAAATCTGGGGATTCATGACGACCGTCGCGTTCCTCATGGGATTCGCCCTCCTGAGCGCAATCTTGCATACGGCACTCATCCGCTAGAACCGAGGTACTTATGGAAATCGAATACGACCCGTGGTCAGGGGAAGAAGAACCCCAACAGCCCCCCAAGCGCGCCACGGTACAAGCTGAAGCACGCAAGGCCACTAAGACCGGCAATCAGAGCCGCAAGGTTTACATCGTGTGTGCAATCCTCATCGCGTTACTCATGGGTTTCTTCATCCTCGGGAAAACCATCTACAAGCCCGCAAAAACCACTCCAACACCCAGCGCCCCGACCTCAACCAGTCCCGCTCCGCGCATCACCTACAACGCAAGCGACTACGAGGAAAACCCAGACACTTGTAAGCGCATGTACGAAACCGGAGACCCCCAGTTGTACTGGTCGTGCGTCCAGGGCGATCTGAAACTCGGGGCCGTCTCATGGACGGGGAAAGTTAAAGACCGACCCGAAAACTCTCGCCCCTCACTCATTGCACCCGGTAACGGGCTTGGCCCATACAACGACGGCGTGATCGACCCGGAAGCAACCGCAACATGTTTCGCTGAAACATGCCTCGTCCCCGTCACGTTCGACAATGGCAATAAGCCCGCATACGCCCTGTTCAGTATCTACGACTCGTGGGCAGGGGGAGTGTTCGTCCCCGTCGAGGACGCAGCCCAAGTCCTCACCCCCAAAGTCATCTTCTCCTACGTGCCAAACGGAAACGCATCCCCAGACCCAGACATCGCACAAGCAACCCCCACAAGGCTCAAGATCGACGGGAAAACCTACGTCGGGTTCCTCCCATACGCAGCCACCTACTGTGGGGAAACAACCAGCGAATGCCAACACAACCGTGAAGCAGACCGCTCTAAAGTCACCCCCACCGGCACAACGCACATCCTCTCCCCAGCGGAAGTACACGTGACAACGAAAAGCCCGATCAGCAAGTAACTCCAAACCAAAAAGCACCAACCAGAAAAGACCCGACCCGAAATGACCCCTCTCATCCTGATCGACACCGACGGACACATGTTCGTCGCCCCCGGCTCACAGGCAGCTATCCCATTCATCGCAGAAGTCATTGAACGCACCGAGGACGGGTACGACCTCGCGGACGCTCTCTTGATCGCAGAAAGCCTCTACGACCTCCACGAGGACGGGAATACCCCCTACATCAACCCCTACGACCTCTCACCCGAGGACACTTTGGCAGTGACCCGCCATATCAGCGCGTTCCGTTTCCGTGCGCGCTTCCTCGCATACCAGCCCTCATGGCAGGTCTACGTGGACGAAGCTCCTGTCCGCTTCACTCTCGAAGATGTCTTTAACGACGAGTATTCCTGTGAGCGCATCGCCCGCGTCCTTGACGATCACGGCGTACATGTCCCCGAGGGTGAAGAAACCAACTTTGACTACGAGGACAAGAAACAGCGAGCGCTCCTGTGGTGTGTTGCAGCCACGTGCGCGCTCCTCCTCGGAAGCAACCGATCATTGGAAGCCCGTGACCGGCTCAACCGGGAAATGTTCGGCGGCAGTCAAGCTCTCGTCGGCCCCGTTCCGATGAAAATGTATTGCGATACGGTGAACGAGTACGCGCTCACCATGCCTCGCAGTCTCGCTGTCGCGACGCGCCTCCTAGCGGACAGCTACCTGTACGAGAACACTCCTTATCGCCTCCTCGATGACACGGAACTCATGCACCTACGTATGGCAGACAAGTCATATGAATGGCTCGCCCCCCGCTACACGATCTCAGGGAACGTCCTCACCTACGAGTGGTACAAGGACACCAACACGTACACGTATCTCGCAGGCAGGCTCTCCATCCCCCGAAGGTTCCTAGAAGGCGGCGTAGACGAAGTACAAGAACTCACCATGATCGCCCGCGATACCCTCGCAGAACATATGCGAGACCAACCCGAAACATTCCAGCACGGCTTCTTGTTGGGCACTCGCGGGGACGAGTGCGTTACCCAAGGACAGATCGCCTACATCGACGGCCACGAAGTCCCCGCATACACGTACCCGCCGTTCACACCGGGATTCGACTACGACATTTGCAGACTTCTACGCACGGTGCCCGGCGGCTACTATGCAGGCACTTTTACCACCGTCATCGACGAAAACTTTGGCATTTACTACCAGCCAAAAGAAACCGATTAAGGAGGCGTGCTCATGGCTGCCAGCGTGTTCCCCGTCCTTGTTGTCATCAACCATGAAGGGTTCTATGTCGCAAGCCGTAAAGACTTAGAGGACGGCGTATTTGACAACCTACAGTTCTCAGAAGAAAAGCTCGCGCGAGTAGCGGAGTTAGGCAATTATGCGCAGGAAGTCTACGGTACGGACGAGAAGTTCTGTGACGACGAGATCAAGAAAGCTATCACGCGGGACTTTGTAGGCTGGCTCGCGGACATGATCGACTCCGGTAGTCCTAGCGACTTGGTTACCGCCATCAAAGACCTTGATATGCCCGGCAGGTTCATCCCTCTGCTTGGACACGCTTCCTATGTTGAAACGCTGCACGCCCCGTATAAGTGGGACGAAGAAGTTGGCTACAAGACACGCAGGGGACTGCACCTTACGGGAATCAAGCTCGCAGACTTAATCAACGACCGCTTGTACGAAGATCGCCTAATTCAGAGCATCGAGCAGTGTATTGACGAGCGAGAAATTAAGGACCCGTCCTGTCGCAGAGACTTCTGCTCCACGGTGCATTTCCTACACTTTACGGACGGGGTGAGCGCGCTTAACGCTTGTGCTGTCCTTAAAGGCAATCCAACAGCGCGTGAAAAGCTCACCGAGGAAATGAATCTTTCCATAGAGAAACTGGGCTTACTGAAGGGCATGACCTTAGAAGGCTGCACAATCGGCTCCGATGGGCGAGTAATGGAGGACGTGCAAGAACACTGCCCTTACCCCGCTTTAGTGTCGATTGATGGAGACGCGGTTTTCCTCGCTTGTGACGAGGATATTGATGTCGCTTCTGACGTGTTCCTCTCTAATGTTGATGAGGACGAAATGGTTAGGGTTTTTGGCCCAGAATGCGAGGACCGAACATACGGACACCGCTACGACGAAGAACTTCAGGAACGCATCGGAGACTATCTAAACGACGCGCTGATCGAACTTTCTTGTGCGCTCGGGTTCGCGGGTGAAACTAAAACCGGCAAACCCAACGGTGAATACGAAACCGAGGTCGTAGACTACAAAATCAACCGCGTTCTCGGTATCTCCAAGGAATACGACGCGGCCCTACCCATCGTGGGACTATGGCAACCCGCCGAGCTTGCGTTCACCCCTAAGACGTGGCTGTATTTCATTGACAGCAAGGGGCGCGAAATGGAACTTCCTCTCGACGGCTTTATCGCTCACTACGTGACTGATGAAGAGATCAACAAAGTTGCCGAACGATTCCACAAAACACATGCCGACATCCCTGCGCGCAAAAAGTTCGCGTCAGTGACAATGGACCTCCACAGCGGCATTGACGCATTGAACATGCTCACCCTCCTATACGGGAGCCGTGAGATCGCGACACTAGCGTTGGTAGACGCAGCCGCTAAGCGTGGAATCACGATCACCGGAGTGGCGTTCCGTTAGGCAACAAATGATTACAGTCAACCAAGCCCATCACGCGCTCATCGCGCGCTTGGCCCTAGCAGTTTGCCTCATCGTCATGCTGCTAGGGCTAGGCGGCGTTCGTGGCGCATACGCTCTGCCAGCTAATCCCACTGTCTCTGATGAGGCTATCGAAGTGAACTGGAACAGTCTTGACGACGACCATAAGAAGATCGCGCAGGATGTCGTATCAGCCGCGCAAGCCCAAGGGTTCAGTAAGGAAGCGGCAGCGGCTATCGCAGGGAACTTCTGGCGCGAGTCAGGGTTCAGTTTGGACGCGCAAAACCCCTCTAGTGGCGCGTGTGGCCTGTATCAGGCTCTCGGCTCAAGACGCACCTCGCTACTCGCGAAGAACGGCGTGAACTCCTGTAGCGGGCTGAAAGCCGATAAGACAATGGAAGCTGCCATTGAGGACGGGCGCTTGGAGTGGGTGGGTTGGAAAACCACCGCGAGTATTTACCCGTCAATGGCCCAGTACGCGCTCACCGACGCTGACAAGTACGGAGTGAAAGGCGCAGCCGTCCCCTCTGGGGAAGATAAGTTCGACAACGTAGACGCATTCAAGAAAACCGACAACTGGTATTTCGCGACGTGGATTTGGATGACGAACTGGGAAGCGCCCGGAGGCGCGGAAGCCGGGTTCATGAAGCGCGTCTCCTACACGGCGACAATCCTGAAGAAAGTCAACGGCGGTTCTGTTTCTTCATCGTCCGCGTCCGCCAGTTCAGATGGTGCCGGTGGTGGCATTAAGGACGATTGGGAACTGCCGGGTATGCCGAAGAAGCCGAGTATCACCGAAGGGCAGGCCGTGTCACTGGCTGAAGGTTCTCAGTTGTCTCAGCAGCAGAAAGACAACCTGTATGACATTCTCACCCAGCGGGAACTTGAGTCTCAGTCCGCGCTCGATAGGGCTGTCGCAGTGGGCTGTTCGGTGTTCGGTATCTTGCTGATCGTCTGGGCAGTCATACAGTTCGCTGGCTTAGCTGTCAGTCTTGTTTCCCCACAGTTGCACGCCTACCGGCTTGTCATGCTCGGGAACCTCGAATACGCGCCCACCCCGGAAGAAGCAACAAGCGACAAGTACGTGACCTTGAAGGGCGCGATAGGTATTGCTGTTGCGACGCTCATCATGGCCGCGCTCCTCCTAACAGCAGCCCTACAAGACGCAATCACCTCACTTTTAAGCTATTTCATCGGATAACCACGGAAGGACAACAACCCCATGAATCTCCCCGAAGGTCTCTCACAAGAGCAAGTAGATGAAGCGATTCGTATTACGGACGCTTCCGAAAAAGCCTACGGCCCAGTGTTCGCCACACTCATCTCCCTATTGCTTCCCTCGCTTTCGCTTGGCACCCCCGCGTATTGCCTCCCCGAAGATGAATATGAAGAGATTTTCGGCCCCGCACTGGGTGCTGAAGGCGTTCCTGATGGCCCCGTGTATTACGCGGTAGACGGCGAAGGGTTGAAGCCCGTTACGGCTGGGGAAGCCTTGATCGCAGTGTTCCCAGTGAACGCAGGGTTCCTCCTGACCGCACTAGGTGAAGCGCTGGTCTCTAAACTTTCCCCGTTTGTTCCCGACTATGCGGCGCGCGTAATGGGCGACGTGCAGGACGCTCGCATGAAGATGCTGGATAAGTGGCGTTACCTGCTTTCCCGTAAGCCCGAGTCTTTACGGTTCGGCTACTACAGCGTCAACGAGAGCGGTGTTATCACCATGAACGACGAGGGATACCCCGCTTTCAGCTTGTCTCTACGGGAACTCATGCAGAACGTGAGCGGCGAATACGGGGACTACGTGTTCGTGTCAGGCGGACGCGCCTATACGCCAGAGGAAGCCGCACGCAACGAAGCCAAGCTCCTATCCCAAGCACAACTCGCCCCCTCAAAGAACGCTCTCCTCGGTATTCTCCAAACCCGCGCCGCATACGAGGCGACCATGAAGGGACTGTGACCCCGTGTTTATCGAAACCACGCGCCCAGACGTGAAAGAAACCATCCTCGTCCCTAGCCGCGAGTGGGACGAGGCGTGTAAGCCGATCACTGAAGCTATCCGCGAGCGCGGCTATGTCGATGTCGTGCGCACAACCCTCGGTAGGAACCCGCAAACACAATGGGTTTCATTGGCCGGGGACGCAGACGGAAGCATCGTGCTTGACGACGTTGAAGCCCCATATTGCGGCGAGGTCACACTTAACGTCCCGCAGGCTCCCATGCCAGTTGTTGCAGTGAAGATGGGCGATGGGCCGGTCGAGTGGCGGCAGGAAGGTGATGAGATTGTGCCTCATCAAGGCGAAACCGCATACCCGATTGATATAATTGCCATACTCTCATAATTTATGTACACCATAGGAAGCTAAACATGGACCCGGAAAACACCCCAGACTTTGTGACCACCATCTTGAATGTTGGCACTCACTTCGCAGACGATGAAGCTCTCAAGGCCCTCTATAGCGCCTATGGGAGCACAAGCATCCCCGAAGAGTTCGCTATCGTGCGCAACGAGGACGGTAGTTACGACGTTATCCGCGCAGACGAAGTAGACGACCCCTCTAGCGTCGTCACCGAGCCTCCTTTCATGGCCGACGAAGCTGACACCCCCGCACGCGCGGTAGACGGGGAAGAGGAACCAGAAGAAGGCGATGAGCCGATCATTGTCCACTGGGACGAAGATGAGGACGAGGACGAAGAAGAAGCCTCTAGCATCACCGTAAAACCGGAAGCTCTGGCCGAAGCCTCCGAAACCGTAGCTCTCACCACTGAAGCCACTCCGCGTAAGAGCGAGAACGTGACGAGCCTCCTTGAAAGCGCCTCCAGTATCGCGAACATTACTCCCGGCGACTACACGATCACCTACGGGGAAACCGTCAACATTAACCAGATCGACGCGCTCCTCCCGTTACGCGAATACCGTAAGGAAACCCGCAGGGGCCTGAACAATATCGTCAAAGACCTCGGCATCCTCAACCCCATTGTCGTGACCCTCACTGAGGAATACCAGAAGTACCTCGACGCTCACGGGTTCACGACCGCAGCAGAAGCAGACGCAGCCGGATACGCGGGAGCACGCTACAAGCTCCTCGACGGCTTCCGACGCATGTCCGCAGCCTTGACCTACAACCTTGAAGATGTCCCCGCGACGATCATCCGCTTCCGTGACCCCCAGCAGTCCAGTGAACTAGCAATTTTCTTCCATCTCGTCCTCAACCGCCACCAAAAGCACACGTGGCCCGAAATCTGGAAGATGCTCCAAACCGTAGACCGCTCCTACACGGTCGAAGCAACAGCCCTCGACTGGCTTCTGGGCATCGACTTGGGCGACAGTATGCGCCTACGCGACGTAATGGAATGCGAATACCCCGAAATCATTGACGAGTTCACCAGCGGGAAGCGCTCGCTCCTCAAGAGCTACAACAGCTTGCAGAAAGCGCGCCGAGACGAGCAAAACCCACGTGCAATCGACGACACTCGCAGCGTCAACGACGTTGAAGAAGCGAAAGACCTCGCAAACGACGAGGAACAAGCCCCATTGCCCGATGAGGAAGTCCAAAAGCTCCTCGGCATGGGTGAAGAACTCCTCAGCGTCCGCGACGAACTCAACACTGAAGCAAACCTTTTCGCCGGACTAACCGACGAGGACCGCGAAAACTTGGAGAACACGCTCCTCCAAGACGAACTCAGTGGCCTGAAAGACGAGGATTTCCTCGACGAAGGCGAAGTCGTCCCGATCTTCAACAAGCCTTTCAGTCAGGGCGACGATCTTGACGACCGGTTCCCCGGTCTCGGTAAAGACGTTATCCAAGACCCCAAGAACCGTCAGCCGCTCCCGCCCGAAACCCGCGCAGCTATCCTCATGCGTGACGGCGCGAAGTGTCAGGCATGTGGGTTCGGTGAAGGCTACAAGGACAATATTCACCTCGGACTGTTGGAATGCCATCACATCACTGCCGTGTACCTCGGTGGTGCTGACACTGCCAGTAACTTTGTGACCCTATGTAACCGCTGTCACGCAGCCGTTCATATTTTTGCTGGTGTTGGTGGACGTATCTACATGGATAAGGAGCAGTTCAAGACTGTTCCCGCAGCTCAGAGGCGCACCGACGCTATTTGCTTGCACTACGCGAAGATTCTCCTACGCGCCGAAGCGGAAACCGGTAAGCGCCTCCGCAAGTACAAGCCTGCCCGAAACCCGTTCTGGGTGGCTCAGGCAATCGCAGAACGCGACGTGAAAACCGTTGAAGCACTGACAGGTAGCGCAGCATGAGGTGGAATGAAGCGTCATTCATGGGCGCTCGCGGCTACGGGGCAACATTCCCCGACGCTGAGGGCACTCTACGTGGCCTGATCGCAGCCTACATGCCCCTTGTGGGGGACTTCTTTTGGGTTGCCCTCCCGAAGCCTACGGTCGGTGGCCCGGCGCTCTCAGGGGCGTTCCTGCTGTCCCGCGTGAACGTGACGCGCCTCGCTCGTCTCATCATCGAGTCGAACGGGGCGCGCGCCCTGTCTGAAACTGACCTTGTGTCCATGTATGAGACCGTGATGGAAGAAGGCGCGCCAGTCAAGCCCGAGAGTGCAGACGGGCAGACTCTCATGGTGTTCCAAACACCCCGAACGCTTGTTTACTCGGACGAGGAAAACGGAAGCGTCCTCGTGACACTAGGGAAACCGGGCGAGGACGAAAAGATCAACGCGCAACCCACGTTGAAAGTCTTATGCGGCCTCTACTCGCCAGACCAGACGCGCCTACACGAAGGACTCTGGAAATACGCGGCAGAACGCGGGGCCACGCTCCCTAAGCAGTTCGAGGCGGGCGGCTACATGTGGATGCTCAAAACCCGTAGCGGACAGTGGGCTTCCCTTGAAAGCGATTTAGGGTACATAAAGACCCCTAGTGCGGCGATCAAGCTAGAAGATGGCACGGAAACCACGTTGCGGAACATTCTCGACGAGTATCCCGCAGTGGGAAGCAACTTCATGTTCGACCTCGGTGTTCACGCGCAGAACATGTACATCGTGCGGCGTGCAATCGGATACATGAAAGACCAACCCGCGCTTCCCGTGTTTGAGTTCGACCGCGAGGCGGCTATTATCCGTACCGCGAAAGCCTTACAACGCATGAAAAAACGAGCCGCTAGGCTCGCGCAATAGCATTAAAAGACAGGCACAAACTCGCGCTTACCCCATCAACCAACAGGAGAGAAAATACTAATGCGTTCTTCGCTTATCACTTCATCGTGTGCCCTTGCGGTGCTGTTCGCTGTAGGTGTTGCACCGACCGCGTTCGCTGACACGACTAGCGGGACACCCGCGCCGTCCCCGTCCGTGACCGCCACTGAAACGACCCCTACGCCGTCACCCTCGGCAAGTGCAACGCCCAGCGCAACAACACCTAGTGAAGCAACGCCCACAGTCTCACCAACCCCCACCGCTACGCCTACCACAGTGGCACCCACGCCAACACCTACCCCCACTACGCCTACCGCAGCCGACTTCATCCGCCAACATTGGCAAGAAATGGGCGGCGAGAACGGTATCCTCGGCTCCGCTACGTCCGGGCTAGTCCCGTTGCGTGACGGTGCGTTCATTCAGTTCTATCGTGGTGGGCAAATCTACTGGACCGCCCAGTATGGTGCTCACGCCTCACGTGGTGGAATCCACGGGGCATACGGCGCATACAAGTGGGAGAACGGGCCTCTTGGGTTCCCCACGTCCGATGAAGTAAACCGGACAATTGCAGGTGTCCCCGGCGCGGTACAGACCTACGAGAACGGTCAGATCAGTTGGAGCAGTAGGGGAGGCGCGCACCCTATTTGGGGCAAAATCCTTGAACGCTACCAGAGTGCAGAAGCAGAAGGCCGCACGCTGGGTTGGCCGCTGAATGACGAGATGAAGGACGCGGCCAACGGTGGCGCGTACCAACACTTCACCGGTGGCTCGATCTACTTCCACCCGTCTACCGGCGCTCACCGGGTGACTGGTGGTATCCGTAACATGTGGGAAGCTCAGGGCTGGGAGCGCGGTCAGATGGGCTACCCGACGGGTGAAGAAACCGCCACGGCTAATGGTGGCGTGTATCAGATCTTCCAAGGCGGCACGGCCTATTGGTCGCCGCGTACCGGCTCTTATTACGTGCATGGTGCGATGCTGGGAGCATACGGGCGCGCAGGATACGAATGGGGACGTTTCGGCTACCCGACCAGTAACGAAACCCCGTCCGCTAACGGCGGTGTTTTCCAGATTTTCCAAGGCGGAACCGCTTACTGGCATCCCGGTTCGGACTCTTATTTCGTCCACGACGCGATCATGGGAACTTACCGCTACTACAACTGGGAACGCGGAGAACTCGGATACCCGCTGGGAGATGAGACCGCTACGGCGGGTGGCGGCGTGTACCAGCGTTTCCAAGGTGGAACAGCGTACTGGTCGCCGCGTACCGGCTCTCACGCTGTCACAGGCGAATTGCTCGGTGAATACGGTAACCACGGGTACGAGCACGGTCACTTGGGGTACCCGACTTCTGAGCCTTACTGGGACGGTAACCGCCATAAGCAGAACTTTGAGCACGGTGTCCTAGAAAAAGCCCACGACTTCAACGTTGCGTGGGCCGGGCAGCCGAACAACTATTTCTGTGGCCCGACGAGCGGGTGGATGGTTCTTAACGCTATCGGCGCTCACCGCTCCGCGCAGGGCATTCCTTTGAGCATTAACGCGCTCGCAAGCCGCGATTACATGAACACCGTCGGATACGGGTACACGAGCTTCCATGACCGTCGTTTCGAGTACGGCATGAACAAGTGGCTGGGATACGACGCTTACACGACGATTCACACGCCTACGGTCGATCAAGTCCGTGAAGCCGTGAAGAACTCTTTCCGTAAGGGGATACCCACTGTTGTTGACGCGCAAGAACGCCGAGGCGGGCCGCACTACAACGGTCACCCGAACAGCACGTTCTCTCACATCATGGTTGTCACGTCCTATGACCCGAACACTGACTCTATGCGTATCGCTGACCCCGGTGTCCACTACCTGTGGGGCGGTCAAGAGCAGTTCTGGTACCACCTGCCGTCGTTTACCCAGAGGTTCCTCCAAACTGAGGTTGAGCGTGACGGGCGTGAGCATATCGGTATTTACACGGCTCGATGAGGAAGAAGGATGAGTTCGCTGCAATTGTCTGCCACACGTTTTAAGGGATTGTCGAGGCGATACCTCGCAGTCGTCGTACTGCTCATGGTGTCGGTGCTTGCGCTCGCGTTTTCGGGGCCGTCATACGCTTATGACGAGTCCTCGTCTCCGCATAACCAGAAAGACAAGCCCTCCACGTGGTGTCAGTATTGCGCGGACTCTGACTTCAACTACAACCCCAAAGAAAACAAGGGAATGTCGCAGCAAGACTCATACGATCTTGGTGCGGCTGGGTGTGGTAATTTCGCGTTCACCGCAATGGAAGTCCGTGCGGGAGTGAAAGCACGCGGATACACGGTCCTCGATATGCGTTCTGAAGCGAAGAAACTCCAAGACGCAGACAAGGACTCACCGTTCGACGGGCAGGGCTGGCTCTACCAGAACAACTCTCAAGGCTTTAAGCAGGGCGTGGAGAACATTACCAACGGTGAACTCACTCTCGCCGGTATTGACGGAGACACGGCTGGCGCTGGGCGTGGAAGCAACCAGTTCAGTGAAGATGACGTGCGTAACGCCATGAACGAAGGGTATTTCGTGGTCATCATGGTCCAAATGGCTGGAAGCACGTCCCGCCACTGGATTGCAGGCGACTACGTTGAAGGCAACACGGTCCACACCATTGACTCCGGCGCGAAAGTCACCACCCTCGACCGCACGCGCTACCCCGGTGGTATCGGCCCGATCTTGAAGTTCTCCCGCAAAGACGGGAAGAAACTCCAAGACCTCCCACACATCGACGAAGCCGCCACGAACCTTACCTCCAACAGCGGGGACTCGAACGTCGTCAACACCGGAATGCTGTCCGATTTTGACCTCCCCGGTATGCCTCCACGCACGCAGGGCGAAACCAAGCGCATGTCCTCTCAAGACATGGAAGAACTCGCGGGCGTTCAGCTTGCTAGTGCCAGTTTCGACAAGCTCAGCCAAACCGAACGCGACAACATTGTGCAGATCAAGGAACAAAAGCAGCTAGAGGACGCGGCGAGCCTCGACGGCACGTTCTCACTGGCTATCTCCGTTGTCGGCTTGCTCCTCATCGTGTGGGATGTCCTTCTTGCAGGCGCATACGCTATCGACCTTGTTTTCTCCGGGGTAGGGGCGTTCACGTTCTTGACGTTCGGCGGCTACGCTGTCCCGCCGGGCGGACACGCGAACGAAGCTCTCGGAAGCCCCGACCGCGCACGCAAGTGGCTCCCTATCCCCAAGGCTATCGGGGTGATGGTGTTGATTTTGCTTGCATCCGCCCTGTTGACGACAGGCGTTTTAGTGGCTGGGATTCACAATCTAGTCACGAAAGTCTTATAGGCCATACTGCTACTATTTGGGTACCGTATGGTATTCTTTTGTGTAACAACAGAGGAGAACACATGCCGTCCGTATCGTCCCTACAAAACGCCACAATCCCACTGCCAGAGGTAAACGCAGCAGCCCGTAAGCTCCCAGCCGTTTGCCCTGAGTGTGGGTGGGCTACGCAAATCAGAGTGGACTATACGCGCCTCGAATGCACCAACCCTTACTGCACGGCAAAAATCGTTGAACGAGCCTACAAACTCACCCAATACTGTGGGGTAGAAACCCTCACGTGGGACGACATTAACTCTCACGTGCGCTCTCTGAACGTGAAGAACCCGCTCCGGCTCCTTGACCCCATGAGCCGCCAGAAACTCCCGGACCTCATCATCGCAAGCCCCCGGCTAGTTCTCCCAAACTACGTCACAGCCGCGTTCCTCCCGCATGTGGGACGCAGTGAAGCCCGAGCCTTATTCGCCCCCGAGCAGACGCTAGAGGAAGCCTATGAGGGTATTCTCACGGGTGGCGTGGGATACATCAAGAACAAGCTCGCCATTCCAGACGACACATACAGCTCCCAAGCAGGGCGAATCTACGAAAGCCTCCTCGAATACAAGACCACCCTCGAAGATACGAAGCACCTCATCGAAAGCAGCCAGAAATGACCAGCAACGAGACTCATAAGGAATACACGGTGGTCGCATACGTCTCCCCACTGTTCGCCAGAGCGGGAGGCCGCACATGCACAATCATGCTGAAAGCGGACAACGAAACCGTGCTTTGGGAAAAAGAAACACCCCTAGCGAAAGACGCAAACGCAACCTCAGTTATCCTCACGCTCCTCGCAGAAGCCCTCCCAGCTTTAGCGCCAAAGATCACAAACCCTGACGCTACGCTCACGTTCGAGGTGTACAAGGACACGATCTATTCAATCCTGAAAGACGGATACGTGAACCGCCGTTACCGTGAGGAAATCAAAACCCTCATGGGCAGCGCGGTAAACGTTATCCCTAACCGCAAAGTCAAGGTCGAGATACTGAATGGGCGCTCAAAAATGCGTTCACTCAAACTGCTCGCAGAACACGAAACCCCCGCTCCCGAAACGAAGCCCCTCGTTGACGCGCTCCTTGAGGACTTCTCTAACGAACTCTAAGAACAAACCAAATGACCATCAGCCAGAAAGACCAAGCCATGTTCCACATCAAGCGCCAACGCAAACGCAAGCCCCGCCACGCGCCCTACACGCAATCCGGCAAGCCGACGGTCGTGAAAGAGTACGACAAGCCCAAGCGTGACCAGTTCACGCCGCCTATGTGGCCGTCAACGCCCCGCTAAGATCGTGCGGTACTTCAGTAGAATGAGGCTCGCTGACCCGGCGGGCCTGTGGCAAACGTTCGCGTCCATTAAGGAAGTCGCTAGACGCTACGACGTACCCACGTTGGAAATTATTCGAGCCGTACAAAACGACCCTGATAAGGACGCTTCACGCTACAACCTGTATGCGACGAGCGCAGCCGCAGCAGCTAACGACAAGAGACGCGAACAAACCCACCAGTACCGGAACATCCCACTGTTAGAGGCAACGTCTAGCACCATTGAAGGCGTAAAAGACGGCTCCCTAGCTGGAACACTCGACGATGGGTTCCTCGCATACCGCGCCTACCAAGAAACCGTCGATATCGACAGTGACATCCCGTTCGAGGAAGCAGTTAAAGACCTCGACGCTCTCACAGCGAAATACGTTGAGGACGGCATTAACCTCAAGGCCATGATCGACGCTGCCCCCGTCGTGAAGAGTGCGGCCCGTAATCTTGAAGAGTTCCTAGCCGCTCACCCCAGTGTCCGGGGGAGCGTTTTAGGGTATATCGCGTCCGCACCGTCGTGGAAACAAACTAGGGACGCACTCACCCAAGTAAATGCATGAGTATGCGTCCCTAGTGGGCTTTTAGGGGTCTCAGCCCCGTGTGGTTAGTGCCTTTTGTGCATAATCAACGACGCGGGTGAATGAATCTGCGCCGAGAATACGGTCAATAGCGGCCTGATCGCGAGTCAAAATCTCTCGAACAAGCGAACTCTGCGAGGCCAGTTCCTCAATCTCCTCCAATGAACGTACAGCGCCGTCCTTGTTGACGGCAAGCAACGCGAGTTCAGCGGCAGCAAGCGGGAGATACTGCTTACGGTCCTTACGGCCCGCGAGCGCGCGGCGCATAGAGAACGACTGGTGAGCGACCTGTGAGCGGGAAATACGGAACTGCTTGATGTACGAGTTAGACACCTTGTCAGCATTGTCGATGAACATGCGCGGGTGCATGTCGGCAAGCTGGCGAGTGAGTTCTTCTGCTGCTTGAGCGTACTTCTCGTCCCACCCGCAGTATTCGGTGATGAGACGCGCGTAGCGTGGGGCCTTCCCAGCGGCAGTGTCGTCAATAACGGGCGCGGGGATGAAAATGCGTTGAGTCATGATTGGTTTGTCTTTCGGTTTGGTGCCTATCGGCGGTGTTTGTACGCTCATAATCGTACTAAAACCGCCACAAAACGCAAAATCTATTTCCTATTTAGGTGCTTTCTGTTTCGTCACATTCAGAATCTCCTCTAAAGACGCGGGTTTCAAGCCCCATACGTCCACGCCGACGTTCACTGCCATGCCCTCATCTCCGCCGAGGAGCGGTGTTTTCGTGTGCGTGTGCCCGTACAGGTAGACGCGCGTCCACGCTCCTGCGGACTTCACTAGCGGGCGAGACCACCGGAATCGGGGGAGAGGTGCGGTCATTGTTTCCCCGTCGCGCACGTGGCAGCGCGTCCGGTTACACGCATCAACGAATTGGAGAGGCGGATAGTGGCAGACATCGACCTCCACTGGGCCGAAACCGTCAACGTCAGCGAAAAAGTTCAACATCGGCGTGAGTGTTGAAAACACCGTGCAATACAGGGCGTTTTCGCGTGCTGTGTTCGCCTCGTGGTTTCCGCGTATCAAGTGCATACGCCGGTATCCCACGCGGTTCTTCAACGGGGCCAATAGTTCAACGGCATGTTCAACGCTGCGCGCGCCTCCGCTGGTCACGTCGCCAACGATGAACACTTCATCGCCTTGACGGATTTTCCCTAAGAGGCCGCTCATGATCGCGTCGTCATGCGCCGCAGTGTCCTTACGGAAGCCGCGCTGTTTGGTGAGCTGTGGGCTACCCAAATGCAGGTCGCTAGTGAACCAAAATGTCACCGAAACTTACCTTCCATGACGCTTGCGTGAGAAACGTTCTAAACCGGTACTTAAACAATCGCAGCCAACAGGCAATAGCCTCGCTTAAAACACCGGAACGGAGAAAAACAAGTCATGCTGATTTATCCCGCGAACCTTGAAATCGCGCGCTTTGAGGAAACACCGCAGGTTGAGCGATACGAGTTCAGGTCGAAAACAATCCGCTCATTCAGGGCGTTTCTCCAAGCCGCCACAGGCAAGAAAGAAAACGGCATCGTCTACACGCAGTTCGCCCTATACGACAAGCACGGGGAAACAGCCGCGTGGAACGTTGTCGGCCCGTGGACCGGAGCCGTGCCCATCCGCCGCGTAGCGGCAAGCCTCCTCGCAACCGTAGACGAGCACGCACCAAATCGGAAAGACTACGAGAACATTGCGCGGCGTATCCGCGCGGAAACGACGAAAGAAGGCGGCTTCCCAAGGCAAGGCCGCACCTGTGACCTGTTCGGTGAACCACTAGCCGTCAACCCGCCATACAGTCGCTACGGGTTCATTCGCGTTCCCCAAGAATATGAGGAAAAGACCGATGAGAACCGGCGTAAGATCAGGGAAACCGTCAACGCCTCATGGGTTGCGCACCGTGCGGCTGTGAGCGCGACGCTCACTGCGGCTGACAGTATGTTCGAGGGAGCGTACCGAGACACGTACCTGTCTGTCCTCAGACAGTGCATGTTCGCTTACTCCTACCAGACTGGTGTTATTCCGCCCGAAATTGCCGACTCCATGCAGGAAAATGGACTGTACATGTTCTAGACCTAGCGAGGAAGGGACAAGATCATGCCGTACTTTGGGTACTCGATGGAAACGCGGGGCCGTTGGGTGAAGCTCCCTGACGGTACGTTCGGCGTGAAAACAGACGGGCCAGCCCAGCGCGGCATGGTCATCGAAGTGCAAGCACGCAGCGGAAACATTCAAGAACGCCGACTCACACAACAGGTCGGCTTTAACCTCTGGAAAACCGTCCCAGCGCAAGGCCCAAACCGTTACGGCGGCATGGAATGCTGGGACTACTGATCTGATAAAAATGTTTCCCGGCTCTGGATGGAACCTGTCAAAGTCACCAGAGCCGGGAAAACCCTCCAAAAAGAGCCTCTAAAACCACCGTATTAGAGGCTTCCTTAAGAAGAACTATACGGCAGTGTCCTTTTGTGCGTCCACCAGTTCTTGGATTCTCACTGTGCTCACTTTCCTGCCAGTGTCGGCTAGGGAGAGGAGCGTAAGGAACTCGGGCATCGTGGGAGCACGGTTCCCGCTGTTGATGTTCGCTAGGCGAGTGGTGCCGATGCCGAGGGCTTGAGCGATGTCCTTGTTTGTGCAGCCGCGTTGTTCTTTGACTCGCAGTAGGGTCTCGGTCCATAAGGCTAGGCTTTTGTAGGAGTTCTGTAGTGGTGTTCGGGCCACGGTTTCACCTCGCTTCTTCTAGGTTGTGTTCCCCGTTGAGGGTAATGATCTGGTAGTAGGCCGCGAACTTACGCGGGGAGAGGACTCGCAGCCCGTCTTGGGCTTTGATAATCCAATCTCCCGCGTGTGCGATTCTCACGTGTTTGACGGCGTGCCTTGTTGTCGGGTCGTTCCCGCGCGCATACACGCATAGGGTGGTCCCGATCATGTATGCGTGGTCTCTTCCGAGCCACGTGAGGATACGTCCCTTGGGGACGGGGCCGACCATTGCCGCGATATAAAGGTTTTCTGGGTTCTGTTTTGACGACACGAGAACAGCCGCCACGGGCGTTGGCCTACTCTCAGGCGGACTAACGACCTTCATGCCATCCTTGAAAGGCAGGTAACAGTACGTGGGGGGAATGAGGTTTTCCCGTTCCGTGCGTAGCCTGTTTCGCCTCGCAAGGTCTTGCCGCTGTTGTTCTTTCCGGTTGACGCACATTGCGCGCCGCTCGCAGGCGGGTAGCGTGGCTGCGCTACGAGCGGCGGCAATGATCTCGCTTGCGGTAGGCATTAGAACGGGGGCTGGGGGTTGTATTCGTCCGCGTAGTCTACGGAAGCCGGGGGAGCGTCATACTGGCGCGGAGCGCCCGTTTCCGTGGCCTTGTAGGTCTTGAACAACAGGGACGGGCCAACTTCTTCAACGCGCATTTCCGTGGAGGTTCGCTTATTGCCGTCACGGTCAGTGTAGGAAGAGGCAACGAGCGTGCCGGTTGCGATCACGCGGTCTCCCTTACGGAGCGTTTCAGCGACGTTTTCAGCGGCCTTGCCCCACAAGACGCAACGCATGTACAGCGTGGACTTTTCCACCCACTCGTTGCGCTCGCGGTCATAGCTGCGCTCACTGCTTGCAATCGTGAACGTTGCCATAGCCTTACCGTTCGTGTTGAAACGAACCTCGGGGTCAGCGGTGAGGCCACCGACGATAGTGAACGTGTTCAGAGTAGCCATAGTTGGCCTGCTTTCTGTTGGTTGTTTTGGTGGTTTGTTATAGCCAAAATGAGGTGTCTGTCAGCGGTGTCCGCCCTCAGTCCAACGACCGTTCGCGTTGCCGTTAGACCACTGGCCGTCCTTGTAAATCTGGTTGCCGCTATTGTCATGGCAAGTGGTAGAACCGTTGGTCTTGAGGGTGCAGTTGTAACCAAGACTGGGGTCTGATTCCTCGCTGTAAGTCCAGTAGCTCTCGCCGGTAGCGCGGCCCTGAGAACCGCCAGTAGAACCGGCTGAATGCGAGGCGGAGCCGCCACCATTGCTGTATGAGCGGCCACCAGTAGAACCTGCGGAGCGAGAGTACGAACCGCCACCGTTACTGTAGGAAGAACCACCAGAGTTGGAAGAGGAAGCAGCAGCAGCGGCCTGCGCAGCCTGCTCAGATTCCCACTGACCATGCGAGTCACGAACCTGATTCGACTTCTCACCCAAAGCATTCACAGCATCGGTCAGCTTCTTTTCCTCATCAACGTTCCACTTACGGTCATCGCCCACGTGCGAGCGGTTCTTCACGGCCTCGCGTGCTTCGTCAAGGGTCTTAGCAGTGTCGTCGATGGTGGACTGTAAGCCGTCACGGGTCGCATTGTCCTTGACTTTCCCATCGGTTTCACCCATGAGATTCTTCGCGTCATTCACGGCTTGATCTGCCTTGTTAGCGGCTTCGTCGAGCTTCTTGATGGTCAGGTCATCAAGCTCGCCAGCAATGGGAGCCATAGCAGCGTTGAGCTTGTTCGTGGAGGTCTTAGCCTGATCGAGAACCTTCTTCAAGGAGTCGATCTTTTCGTTGCTGGCCTTCGCGTTGTTGGGGGCCTCAGTCAGAGCGGTAACAGTCGCGTCCGAATCAGCGTAAATAGCCTTGAGCGCGGTCACGTTCTCGGAAGTAAGGCCGTATTCGTCGGCCAGAGCGATAGAGGACTGTGCGGACGTGCGGGCAGTACCGAACACGGTCTCAGCTTCAACGAGTTCAGCCTGAACCTTCTCAACGCCGGAGACTACGTGGCGGTTATTGACGTAGGCGTAAGAGCCGCCAGCAATACCCGCGATAACAACGGACGCAGCGGCAATGAGCGCCACGAGCGCCTTTGCGTTGGGCTTGGGGAGGTCGGTTTCCTCGGTGGTGGTGTTAACGGTTTCAGTGTTCATGGGAAGTGTTTCTTTCTGTGTGACAGGTTTGCTTGATGACACCCACTGTAATACCTATTTAGGTACATTGCAAGTCCGTTTTCGTAGTGTTCGCCACACAAACACGCGAAATAATTTCCTAAATAGGGACTCTATGGTGTAACATATACACGTATCCAAACAACAATCCCCCTTATTCCAGACCAAAACACAATCCGAAAGGCATTCCCATCATGTCAAGTGAACAGGTAAAAGGAACCCTCCTTGCCGTAGGCGCTACAGCAGCGTCAACCATGCTCCTCGTCGGGGGATTCGTCACTATTCATAACTCTTACGAGAATGCCGCGAGCGTTGACCCATCAACGGTGATCGACGTTCGCGCAAAGCAAGCCTCTGACGCGGCAGCAGGTGGCACCGGCGAGTTCAGCGATCACTGCCTCGTTATGCGAGAGGGCTACATGGTCGCCGTCCCGTCCGCGAGTTGGACGACAGATGAACAGGGCAACCCCGTCATGGACTCCCTGCCGGGAACACTAGATTGGCAGTGGGTTAATACGACGCGCCAGAGTCCCGGTTGGAGCACGTTCCTTGACCCGCTCACAGTCGGAAACACTTACCCCAAAGTTGCTACCCCCGATGGACGCACGCAGGATAATCTGAACGAATGGTTCGACGTTATTAAGAAACATGTACCGGGTTCATACCCTGTACCCGGAATGCTTCAAGTCGGCTATAAAGCAGATTCTCGCCCCCAGCACGTTCTCGCTGCACACTGTGAATGGGATATCAAAATCTCTAGTTCAGCTCAGGAAGATGACGATAGTGGCACTCTGAGCGATGTTGTGTCACTTGCATCCAATCATTTTTCGGATTCTGTAGATTCCATTACAGAAGATGGAGATAATCTTTCGTGGCTCACAGTGGACGGCAAAAAAGCTCACGTAACAGCTCATGGCCGCGCCTACTACACAGTAAACAAGCCTGTTGCAGGTAATGATATTCCAGCAGACGCAAGGCTCATCGGTGAAACAACTCTTAACTTCGATGGCTCCACAATTTCTGAATACAGTGACCACGAAACTAAGACCGCAACCATCAACAAACCGTCTGATCTTGATGGAGGCTACGTCACATGGGTATGGACCGTTGATAAGAACGATCAGTCAGGGGACTGGGGCAAGTACCTCACGAAGGACACTGTTTCTGACGGATGGGCCACTGAGACAGAAATCATTCAACTCCCCAAGGCTCCTAAGAAACCTAAGCCGAACGCAACGCCTACACCTAGTGTTGTCACGCCGTCTCCCGAGCCGAGCGTAACAACGCCCGCACCCACGCCGAGCGAGTCCTCAACGCTATCACCGGCACCCGTCGAGAGCGGCACGCCCACTACCCCAACACAGGTGAACACCCCGAGCATCAATAGTGTCAAGACCCCTGAAACCCGCACGAACCTCGCGCACACGGGTTCTATGGCCGCGCCGATCATTGAGGCAAGCGTTCTCATGTTGGCAGCTGGACTCACTATTGCTCTCAAGAAACGCAACAACCTCTAATCGCAACTAGCATCCCATCCAAACACACACCAGAAAGGACACTAAACATGCGAAACGAACAGGTGAAAGGCACCCTGCTCACTGTAGGCGCAACAGCGGCATCAACCGCACTCATCGTCGGAGGATTCGTCGGATACAACCACATGCAGCAATCCGCAGCATCCGTCGATGTGGTTGACACATTTAACCAAATGGAAGCCAAGAAGGTTGCAGCGGAGGATACTCAGCACGGCGTGTTCTCTGACCACTGTCTCGTCGCCACCGTAGGGGATTGGACGATGGACCTGATCTCATGGGTTCCAGAGAAGCCGGAAAACGGCGGTCAGAGTGTTGATGACGCATGGGGAAATACTCACCCTGCCGCGAACATTCTTGACACTGACAGCTTGGCTGGCTCCTACAACTGGCAGTGGGTGAACCGCGTAACCGGCTCTTATCAGGCCGCTGTTCCGGGAACCGGCACGACCTACACGATGCTTTCGACTATCGTCGCTAACCCCGCTGACCGCACTCAAGCAAACCTGAATGCATGGTTTAACCAGATCAAGGCGGGCGACAATGGTGGGCATCTCATGATCGGCTGGGGCAACCCCACCCCAGAGCGCGCGCAAACCTACCCGTACAACGTACAGCGCGTGTTCGCTCCCATCGCAGCGCACTGCCGCTGGATGCCGACCGTTGAAGCCGATTCAACGAACTACAAGACTGCTACTGGCAACACGCTACAAAGCGATGTGACAGTCGGGAACGACACGTCATACGGCTCAGACCCGTGGCTGTCAGTGGACGGCGATCAAGCTGTCGTCAAGGCAACCGGACGCGCATACTACTCGGCTACCCCCGTTCCAGCGCAATCGCCTACTGTCCCAGCAGGCGCACAACTGATTGGGGAGGCCACTCTCACGTTCAACGCCCCCGGAACGCAAACTGGTTCCGTCAACAAGCCTGAGAACTTGGACGGCGGATACATCACATGGGTTTGGACTATTGATCGCTCTGAACAAGGCGACTGGTCCGGCTACATGGACGAAGAAGCAGTTTCCACCGATTACGGTGAGGACGCTAACACTGTGAGCGTCCCGGAAAAGCCGAAGCCTGCTCCGGTAAGTAGCGCAACGGAATCCGCTACGACCCCCTCAGAGTCGAACGCTGCGACTCCTACCAGTGGGGAGAACGCCGCCGCTCACATCTCTCGTGAGAGCGCGTCAGCTCAAGGTGCAGCGCCCTCCATTGTGGCGGAACCGTCCAAGACCGAAGAAATACTTCTATCTGAAGCAAACGCGGTAGGCACTCCCGCTTCTGCTCCCAAGGAAAAAGTGGCACTTATCAACGTCCCGGACTCGCTATCTAACAGCAACGCTCATTCTGCTGCTATCCCTCTAAGCATTCTCGGGATGGAAGCCGCAGCTATGGCTGGCGGGTTGCTTTGGCTGCGCCGCCGCTAACGGAAATGAGGAAACAACAAATGGAAATGACTCAGGTTAAAGGCGTGGCAATCACAGTCGGTGCGACCGCTGCGTTCACCGCACTGTTGACCGGCAGCATTGTCGCGGCACACAACTATCAGGACAAAGTGTCCAGCATTGACACGGTTGAAGCATTCAACGACCTACAGTTTGAGGCTTCTACTATGAGAGAGAGTGGGATGACTGGCACGTTCAGTGACCACTGTCTCACGCTCAAAGAGGGTACCTCGCCGGGGGCGACTCCCCTTTCATGGGTACCAGAGGTAACGGAAACTGAACCCTCCACGGAAACAGGGGTAAGTATCACATACAAGACTGTGGACTTATCTAAGTTGGAAGATAGCTATGACTGGCAGTGGATAAACACGGACAGAGACACGAAGTATCTTATGGACCGTATGAGTAGGTTTTATAGCTCGCTTGAACCCACCCCATATCTCCCCTCGTATGTGGACGAACCGTCGAAACGATCACAAGATAGCCTCGATAGGTTACTCCGCGAGGTTAAAGCCTCTAACCCCCACGAGCACTTCTCAAGACTGGCTTTCGTAAGCGCCGGTGCTAAACCCGCGACAGTAAAATACGACGGCACCGGTGCGACACCTGTCATCGCTGCCCACTGTCGTTGGTTACTTGAATTAAAGTCGAACGCCGTTAAACACGACGCTAACGGCTCACAGTTGAAAGATGACGTGACGGTGACTTCTAGCCCCACGTGTGGTGACGATGAGTGGCTGACGGTAAACGGCGAGAAAGCTCATGTCACGGCTCATGGGCGCGCCTACTACACGCTAGAGAAGCCCGCTAAGGGGAACGCTGTTCCAGCCGGTGCGACTTTGATCGGGGAGGCTGATCTTGATTTCACGGCTCCCGGTACTCAGACTGCGACCATTGACAAGCCCGCGTCACTCAGTGGCGGGTATGTCACGTGGGTGTGGTCTATCGAGAAGAATAACCAGCCTTCCGAGTGGGGTAAGTATCTTCTTCAAGACGCGACGGACGGTTGGGCCGCTGATGATGAGGTCGCTGAGGTTCCCGAAGCCCCCGCTCCTTCTCCGAGCACAACACCGTCCATTCCCGTGTCGGAAACTCCCGGCACGCAGCCTCCCGCGCCTAGCGAAACCCAGCCCACAGTACTGGCTTCCCCCAGTGAGCCGAGCCTCCCACAGCCGCCAAGCGCAAGCCTCGCTCACACGGGCACGACGTTCCTGCCTCTCGTTGGGATGAGCGTGTTCCTGTTGGCTGGCGGAGTGGTTACTGTGCTCAGGAAGCGCAACACGATCTAAATATCCCGCCCATCACACAGAAGTGCGGCGGCTCGTAACACTGTTTCGTGACGCGAGCCGCCGCATCCCCCTAAAAGGACTTAAGAAAAATGATTCGTTCACCGTTTAAGCGAGCCTCACAAGCCGTCGATAACATCGACTATTCAACCGATGAGGGCAAAGACAAGGGCGCGCGCGTAGTCGTCATTCTCGCACCTATCGCTATCGTGCTCACTGTCCTAGCGGTAGTGGGGATTTGGCTGTTCGCGTCGGGGCGTTTCAACCCTGAGAAAGACGCTTTCCAAGAGGCCCAGAAGCAGCTTCAAGAAAACACTGAACGGTCAGAAAAAGGCGTAGCAAACGCGGGAGTGGCGCGACCCGTTAACACTGGCACAACGAACTGGACACTGTTCCCCGCTCTGCCCGGTGGCGCGTCGTGGGATACGTCTAACGTCGCGTATGACGACGGCTGCTTGAACCTCACCCAGCCCATTAAGAGCGATCTAGCGTCCGCATATAAGACCCTCGACGGCACGGAAATGTACGCCGTCGCCTACAGCAAAGACCTCAACACCACTCCGGGCGGCTGCACAACCTCGACGCTAGAGGCTGGCTACTACTTCCTCTCAGACGGCGCATCAAGCGTCTTGTACGTCGCTCATGTTGGTGACGCTAAGCGCGTGGACGCGGATAACGCGATCAACATGCAAACAGCGAACGGCTCCTATGCGATCTGGGAACAACTGTTCCGCAAGAGCGACGAAGCAGGAAACCCTGTCGTCCGTAATCTCCCCGACGGGTGGGATAGCGCAGCTCTCGTCGTCGGCTGGCATAACACTCCCACCAAGCAATCCGAGACAATGTTCGAGGTTGCGCCCTCGACACTGTATGTCGCGTCCTATTCCACTCCGGCAGACGGTGGGACGGCGTTTGCTGCCGCGTGGCAGAGCGTATCGACCTCGCCAGCCCCGAAGGTTGTCCTGTTGAAGAACAGCCAATCGGAAGGGCTTTTAACGGGTTCCCCCATGTGGTTCGTGAGTGTTGACTAGCAACAACATGCCAGCGTTTTAAGGACCACACAATGAGTATCGGTATTTCTATAGGCGACCTGCAAGCAACAGCGGCTTCTATCCCGCATCAGATTCCCGCAACCCCCATGCACTTGTATAACGGGGTGACGATGCACAGCTATTGCGCGAGCGAACTAGCGCCCATTCTCCTTGCTAACAAGTATGGTGACCCGTCGGTTAGTGACGACATGGTTCTCCAAAGCGGGGGCAGTGGTATTGCGAGCGTAAGGCTCCGCAACGGACTCGTATCCATGCTGTGCAATCGCGGCCTGAACGTTGAAGCGGGTAGTGGCCGGTATCCGATGGTGAAGTACGGAGATTTTTATTTCACGCTCATCATCGAGTCAAGCAAGCCCATGTTCCGTCCATACATTGACAGCAAGCTCCTGCTTTTGCGTTCGGGGAATAGTGTTTTACGTAAGCAAGTGCGCTCACTGCTACGTGAGGCAGGGCGCTTGGGCGGTAAGACACGTTCGGACACTATGCGTCTCCTCGCTTCAATCTGCCGCGACGGCGTTCTCGCCCCACTTGAAGTACAGTCCCTCGCTTCCCCTGAATTATGGGAACGTGCGAACATTCGCAGCGGTTTAACCGTAGACGCATAAACAGCGTTTCGACGAAAGGAAAACGATCATGGCATACAACCGCCCCGTAGACGATTCTGGTTTTAGGAACTGGTGGGCTGAGCCTAATGTCGCGTTCGAGCAGGCAGACCCTCAGAAAGCGTGGTTGTGGTACTGCCGTAACCGGCACACATTCAAGACGACCGGCATCGCCGCGTATGAAACCTACATGACTTACGGTTACCTGATTTGCGCTGAATGCGAAGATGGTGGCGCAGCAATCCGCCGCTACTGAACGAAGGAACCGTAATGCGCGGGAGAGGATACCTATCCAACCGGTCGATGAGCGTTAACGCGGCTATCGCTTACGAGAACGGTGAAAGGCCGATCAGTAAGTGGCGTAAAGACGACATTCTGAACGGCTTAGGCCGTGAGCTTGTCGCCACGCTAAACCTCGACCGGTATCCCGCTGCATTCTTAAAAGAAATGTACCTAGAACCTGTCGCTTGGCATCACACGAGCCGCCACTACAACGTGACGGACTTCTATGCGCTCAGGCAGACAGGTTCTATTACTCAAGAACAAGCCTTACTTGCGTCTAGATACCCAGAATGGGCGGAAGAGCAGGCCCGCTTGAAGGCTGCGAAAGCGGTTAGGGAAGAGCCTGTTAAGGCGCTTGTCCGCTATCTCGTGTGGCCTAAGACCAACGGGATGAAGAAAAAGCGCCCCTTGGTTCGTGAGGAATACGCGATTTTGCTTCCACCGTTCGCCTATCTCGCTTCCGGCACTCGCAAAAGACTGGACGGTTCTCATTTCGAGGTGGTCCAGCGGTTTGAGACGGCTCCTAGTGGGGCGGGCGAGGTTTTTGCTTTTATCGAATCCCGTCTCCCAAGAAAGTGACACACGCCATGCCATAGTGCGACTATTTATGTACAGCATGTGTTATTGTTGCCTTGTACAAAACAGGAGCGCCCACATGGGCGCGTACAACCGTAAAGGGAGGCATAGACAAATGCCCGCAACAATCAAACGCGCATGGACGCACGTCAAGAACTTCATCGAACGCCACGAACTCGCTTTCCTCACCCCATTCTTGGTCTTGTCGTTCCTCATGTACAAAGCCGAAGCAGGATACCCGGCAGACGGATACTCGTTTGGTGTCACAATCTTCTTCTTCGTAATGGTCTGCCTATACGCGGGTGCCATCGCTGACCGCCTTGGGTTTTTCCCCGAAGAAGAAGAGGAAAAGGAAGAAGAATCGGCCAGCGACAAACCTGTTGAAAAAATCACTACACGAGGCCACTACACGTGGCGCGCGTAAACTTACCTAAAGAAACCAAACATTAGACGCACACAGCTCTGAAACCAGAAAGAAACCCAATCATGTTCACCGCAGTAAAGCATTCGACCAACAAGCCCTATGGGCCTGTTGTAGGTTTCGTATGCGCGCTTACTGTGGCGTTCGCTTTGCTTTTTGGTTCAGGGAGTCAGTCGGTAGCTGCGCAAGCGGTCCTCAATGGGGACGAAAATGCGCGCCTTAAAGGAACTGTCTCAGGTCTTTATAGTCTCGATGAAGCTGGACATGCGGTTGCTGGTGTTCCGATTCATGTTGAACTCACGGGAAACGCTGTATTCACTGAGACTGCAACTAATGTTTGGGAAGGGGAGACGACGCTTGAGCCGCTTTCTCTTCAATGGGAAAGTGACGGTACTCAGCCTGTCTCCTATAAGGTCTATTTCGATTCGGCTAAGGAGATTCGCAGCCCGCTTTCCCGTTCAGAAGGGGTAGTTGCTCGTGAGGCTCAGAAAGTCTCGCAGTCGGTTCCTGTAGCTACAGCAGCACAGTCTTACCCCGAGCATGATTATGCGACAGTGAAAACTGTTTCTCACACGCTCTTGATTATGCCGACGATTATGCTGCTGTTAGTTATTTCCATCTTGGGAGTAGCCCTAAGCTATTCCCGCACCAAGCCCCCGGTAGGGCAAAACGGTTTACATGCCTTACCGGTTTGTTTGCAAACAAGTACAACACGAAAGGAATGATGTTTTGACTACATCACCTACCCATGCGCGGCCCGCTCAGTCGAGCCGCTTCCGCCGAGCACTTTGGTCCCTTGGTGCTTGCGCGATTGTTGCTGGCAGTGCTTTCGGTGCTGCAAGCTCCATTCCATCAGTACAGCAGGCCGCGAACGCTGCCCCCGTCGGCGGTGGCCTGTACATCAACATCGGTGACGGCCACCAGTCGTGGATGGGTGGCTATCAGGCCCCCTCGAACGCCGATCAGGAATACCCCGTTTACTGTGTGCAGATGTGGCTCCCGAACCCCACGCCCGCTGACGTGGTAACGAAGGACACCCTGCATGAGTCTCGTATGCTCGGCCCCGAAGAGCTGCACTTGAACACTCAGCAGATGGCTTTCGTGTTCAGTCAGCACGCGAAGGACCAAGAGTCCGTGAATCAGGCCGCTGTTTCGCTTCTTGTTCACACGAACTTTGAGCAGAATCAGGCCGGACGCGACATTCAGGAGTCCGTGAACCACTACGTGAATCAGGTGAAGGCTCAGCGCATGGACGTGTACAACCGCGCCGTCCAGTACGCTGCCGAGGCTCGCTCTATCGCGACCAGTGGATACACCGAAGGTGACGTTACTGGCGACAATGATCGTCATGGTCTCATTAAGGACATCAAGGGATACAACGAGCGCGGTGAGGCTGTTGCAAACATCCCGCTCCGCGTTGAACTGACTGGTCCCGCAGTCTTTGACGAAACCGGTTCCAAGACTTGGACCGGCGTGAGCACCACCGCTCCCGAAACGCTCCACTGGACTGCGACCGGCAACGGTGAAGTTCAGGCCAAGATTTACTACACCTCCGGCATTCGTCGTACTTTCACGAAGTATGTTGTCGGCTGGGGCGTGCAGGAAACACTGTCCTACGGTGACCGTAACGCTGCTGCTGACCCTGAAGAGGTTGAGAAGCCTACTCGCAAGTGGAACGTCATCTTTGACTTCCAGCCCGAAGGCACCTCGAACGTCGGTGAATCCAAGTACACCGACGGCAAGAGCATTTCCGACACCCTGACCGCCTCCGCTAAGAAGGACTACGGTGACGGAAAGTGGCTCAAGATCGACGGCAAGAACGTCCCCGTCAAGTACGAAGGCACTGCCTACTACACTGGCGAGAACGCTCCCACCGCCGCTAACGAGGTCCCCGCCGACGCTAAGGCCGTCGGCACCGCAACCCTGACGTTCGACGGTGAAGGCACTCAGACCGCCACCGTTACCCCCACCGAAGAACTCAAGCCCGGCTTTGTCACTTGGGTTTGGAAGGTCACCAAGAACAATCAGGGCGACTACTCGAAGTACATCCACGAGGACTGGACTGACGGTTACGCTGCCGCCAACGAGACGAACAGCTTCCGCCACAAGGCCAAGATCAACACTGCTGCGTCTATCCGCACCACTCAGGGCGGCACCTACATGGTGGACGACATGTGGGTTGATGGACTGCCCACCAACCACGGTGAGTTCACCGGCAACGCTGAGTTCGATAAGGACGGCGCAACCCTGAAGCAGGACCTTTTGTTCTTCCCCAAGGGCACTGAGGTTAAGGAAGCCAACAAGGACAAGGCCGAGGTCATTTCCTCGACCACCGTCCCCGCCAAGAACGGTTTCTACCCGTCGATTGGCACCAACGGCTTCAAGCTGAAGGAAGGCGCTTCCGGTACTTACGTGTTCGTCACCTCGTTTGAGGGCGACAGCCGCGTTGAGGCTTACACCTCTAGCGTTGAGGACGTGACCGAACAGTACACGGTCGATACCCCCGAAGAGACCCCGACCATCGGAACCACCGCCACCGACACCAAGGACGGCGACAAGGAAATCAACCCCACCGGCCCCGTGTCGATCACTGACCGCGTGTGCTACGAGAACCTGAAGCCCGGTAAGGAATACACCCTGACCGGTACTCTGATGGACAAGACCACTGGTGAGGCTTTCCGCAACGAGAAGGGTGAGGACATTTCGTCCTCGACCACTTTCACCGCTAAGGAAGCTAAGGGCTGCGAGAACGTTGTTTTCGAGACCACTGGTGAGACCCTGAAGGGCCACGACACTGTTGTGTTCGAGAACATGTTCTCTGACAACAAGCGCATCGCTGTCCACGCTGATATCAACGACGAGGGCCAGACCGTTCACCCGAAGGTCACTCCCTCGACCACTGCTCCTGCTGCTCCTGCCCCCAAGGGCGGTAAGCTCGCACACACTGGTGCTATCACTGGTGGCGTGCTCGCTGTTGCGGGTGCCTCCGCTGCTGCTGGTGGCGTTCTGCTCATGAAGCGTCGCCGCAACGAGGAGGACTGAGCTGAGCTAGTCTCGGTTCTGAGAATCAGTTAAAGGGAACGCCCCGCTTACGTCTTTGTGAGCGGGGCGTTCCTGCATCTTTATTAAACCACTGGTTGTTGCGCGCGCACCCATAGAGGAGCGACCCCTCGAATGACCTACCATGCGCGAACCCTACGTGACACAAGCAAGCCATACTGCTACTATTTAGGTACAACACAAACCTATGGGGCGCGCCAACACCAACATAAACCCGTAAGCCGTGCCACCAATAAGCATTACTCAATCACATCACACCAAACAGGACAGGCCAACAACAGTGAACATCTCATTCCCCTTAGCGCACGTCTCAGGCCACCGCGTAGACGCGGAAGCCACCATCACCGCTAACACGCTCAATGTAAGAGCCGATAAAGAGATCGTCCTACAAGGCACCATTGACTCGATAAGCTGCCGTAGCGACGGGGAGTTCATAGACTCTCCCGTGCCGTTCACCGTGCAATACGTTGAGATCGCCGCTGTCATCCCCGCGTACATCATCCGTGTCTACGACGGACACCACGTTCTCCTTAAAGACCTGCAAGATGGGCGGCTTGCAACCGCTACGGACGAACACCTACTGCGCCTACTCGTAGAACGCGCGGGAGAAACCTATCTACAGTGGGCCGACGACCCGCGTAAGCACCACTACTACAGGGGACTGCCCTACAAGGACACTTACCGCGTTCTCGACGGCAAACTCAGTCAAGCGTGCCTCGTGCGCTACGGGAAGCCGCTACAGCGCACACTGCGCGCCAATACGGGACTGCGCCGCCAAGTCGTGACCTGCCTGCTCACCATTCATAACCTTATGAGTGGCACGAAGAGCGACCTAGAGAAACAGCATTACTTTCTCAGCATGGTTCGCATCTACCAAGGCAAAGCGCAAGTCATTCCCTACGGGAGTCGCGCCTACAACAACCCGCAAGCCGGAGCTATCGACATCGACTACGCGCTCATTCACACGCTGCCAATCCTGAAATACTCCGCGCCAGTTGACCCACACGAACGCGGAACAGTCTCGATCATTCACAAGTACAAGGCGCTCGGATACTCCAAGACCGATATCGCTTTCATCCTCGGCCTAGACGAAACCGACGTTGAAAACGCGCTCAAAGAAACACCACGCTACTGAGGAAACCACACCACAACAACAGGAAAAACAATGCAAACACAAACCACAAGCGCACTGTATGACCTCTATATGACGCTCTCCGAAATAGAGCTTTATTCAATAAAGGGGCAAATCCATTCATTCGTCAATCTCCGCACTGGCGTAAGGTCTCGGCCTAAGCGCAACCTATACTTCACAGCTCAACGAGAAGATCGTTACGGGTTTACAACATGGGTTGTATCCCTGCGCACAGAAACACCTCACTCAAAGACATTCTGGCGCATGAGCTTCAGCCCCCACCCCGGACACATGTGCGAGCCGAGTAGCTACGAATCCCTCCAAGAGGCAAAAACGGCAGTTACCAAAGCATTTTCAGCGTTCATGGACATGGGTGACCATACTGCCACCGGACACGCAAAGTGGGGCCTGTGCTACACCAACGTCCGAGTACTCCTTAAAGCCAAGATTTTGCAGATGATTACCCCTCAAGATGAGGTCGCAGCAAACATCAACAGCTCGATAGTTCAGCGCCTTAGAGAAGATGCTCTCTCTGAAATTGTTAAAAAGCTTGAACAAGTAGCGCGCTACACCAGAGAACCATCAGGGCTTCCCACCCGGAAGGCTATGTACCGTGCGCTGGGAGTACGCATTACAGCCGACGGCAAAATCTCCGTCATCGGGGCCAGCCAACAGCAAACAAGAAATAAGAAACTTGGAATCGACTTCCGTTACGGCGAAGTCATGGACACGCCTATATATGCACTAGGCTGCTCTGACACCGACACAAGCATTTGGGCGTACACAAAAGAAGGGTATGCCGCGTCAGATATCTCCGCCGTGCTCGGCCTCCCTACCGTGGTGGAAGTGAAGCGCATACAAAAACTTCCCGGCCTCACATGGAAGATGGGGGAGTGAAACCGTGATTCGCATTGAAGATACTCAACGCTACACGTGCCAGCTCGGCCCTATCGCGCAACGCTGCGGGCTTTACGAAGCGCCTATTGAAAGTTTCTGCGATACAGAAACCGGACTCAACGTCCGCCCCAATCACAACAACACGCTATCGCTTGTCGCTAAGAGAAACGACCGATTCGGGTTCACAACATGGGTAATCACTATTAAGCGGAACAGAAAAATAGCGTTCCGAATGGGAGTCACCCCTCAGTTCCTAAGTGCGGTCAGCGACAAGAGACCCACCCTCGCAGAAAACGCCGATACCCTGCACCAGTGCGTGAACTTTGTGTTCAACACATACGTTCACATAGCAAGTCGTGGAGAACTGAAAGCGATTCTTCTTTACGAAAACCCGCAGCTCCTATGGGAAGAAAAAGTACGCGCATATAGCACTCCCCGATATGCGCACCTCTTAGACGCTCCCCTCGGTGATTCCACCCCGCTAGAACAAATCGCCACGATCATGCGCGAAACGGCTGATGCGCTCTCAAACACCCCGAGAAGCAGGAACACAAAGAAGCGCGCCACGCTACTAAGCGCCGGATGTGCTTTAGGGATAGACGGTTCACTGCTCCGTATTTTCAATCCCCTCACCCCCACAAATAACGCGCACCTTGGCATCTACCAATACGGGCATGTTGTACGTGCTCCCATCCTTGCTGTGGGGTGCCCGAACGCTAAAGCAAGTGTCTTTGCGTTCGCAAAAGAAGGCTACGGAAGAAGAATGATCTCTACACTAACCGGTATTCCTCTTAGCACTATCAGCGATTTCCTGCGTTAGGCTAAGCGAAATGGCCCTACTGCTTTTCGTTGCAGTGGGGCCGTTTTGGTTTATTTCGGCCTAGTTTTTCGGCGTTTTCAACGCCTTGGTCATGAACATTTTTCTTGGTCATATAGTTGTGTTTCTTGGTTATGGAA